CTTCTGTAACTTGTCTTGTGCTTACCCATGTATATGCACAACGCTCTGCTTGAAACATAATATTGCGTTCTTCTGATGGATTACAAAAGTCGTGCAAGTTGTCGTAACATACAGGTAGATTAAAATCGTATGCATCAAGCAAGTATTCGCTAAAATTAATGCAATTATCTACATTGAAGAAACCCTTATCTTCGTTCTCGATAGTCAATCTATTGAACACTCCTGCATCGCAACGCATAAGATTTTTATAAAATCTATCTGCAACCATTCCTAAACCCTCGTCTGCTTTTGGGGTATAATTAATATGAATATTCATTGGTGCAGTATGGTCTTGAGGTAGACCTAGCATATCAAGAACGCTTGCTTGAAAATTTAGTTCATTTATTGTACGATTAACTGCGTCTTGATTATTTGAGGCAAGTACATTAAATTGGTCGGGGTGAGAGCCTATTGATATACCGAAATCTTGGGCGATTTTACCCGCAAAAGATAACTCTTCTCTTACCTCACGAATATTTGGAAGATCGTCAAGATCAATTCCCAAAGTTTCATCAGTAAGGAGAGGGAAGAGAGTAGAGCTAAGACGATAATGTAAGATGTGACTACTAATGCAATGGCGAATAATGTAACGAGTAGTGTGAACATTATGCAGAATCCTTTCTGATAATTGTTTAATAGCTTCATCTCTACCATCTCTTACACACAAATCATTAAACCGCTTGCGGGTCATTGTGCGAAAAGAATATTTTTTCTTATCTTTTTCTTTGAGTTGTTCGCTTATGCAGGTTAGTCCTAAGATCATTGTTCGTATATAATAGATTATTTAAATTAAAATGTCAAGGGGAAAATTACAGAGAATGTTTTGACCCTATTCTTGTCATATCCGAAAGGAGCTTATTATGATTTTCAATGAATTCAAGCATTGGTCGCAAGACATTATTTATCAAATTAATATCTTCTTCTTGGTGACTTGAACTCAATCTGTCTATTTCGCTACCTATTCTTTCTGCTAAACTATTCATGTTATTTGGTTGTACATATTATGTTGCCAATCCTCTGCTCGTTTTTGTTTTTCTTCGTCTGTTTCTCGTTTGCACTCGTCATACCAATCTTCTACAAATTTATTTGAAGAATTTAAATGACCTTGCATATTACCATCTCTTTCTTCTTCAGTAAACCACTTATATTCTGTATTAATTATTTCATCTACATTAGATGGATGGTATCCCATAGTAACTAGCAAGCCTTTAAACATATCAGCAACGCTTTGTATGTCTACATCCTCATCACATTCAGCACTATAAGTTTTAGAGTAATTTGTAATTGTTATTTTCATTCTATTTTATATGTTATTAAGTTCTCCATGCGGATTGTTTTAATGAAATTTTTACTTGATTAAAGTTAAGGTAGACTTTTGCCTGTTTATTTAAAAATATTTTGTTTGCATTTAAATGGATAATCATATTTTTTTTTGACTTAAAGTTAATCGTTTTTCCTTCTCCCGCTTGCTCGTAAGTAATATTATATTTATGCATATTTACTTAATGCACCTTCTTTTATATTTAATTCTTGTTCGATCATAGGTTTGATATTATCACCTATTTCAATCTCGTTGTCAACACTTAAAGCGTCAAGAAGTTTAATAATATTTTCTCCCATTTTAATTCGGTTTTCTTCTCCGATAAGAAAAATATTGTCGCCTGTTACAAGCATAAGGTCATCCATTTTAATGATGATTGCATTTACTGCATCTGAGTTGCCTCTTAATCCTAATTTTATTTTCATATTATTATCTTAACATATTTGAAAAAACTTTTTGCCAAGTTGTATTAACTTCTTCTTCAAAATCTACATCTTCTTGAGTTTCTTGTTTTAATAGCCAAACCTTTATTTGTCCAAAGTTTAATTTAATATGTTTCCAATAAGTTCTTCTGTAATGTTTTTTCTTTTCATATATCCACCAAGGCATTAAGCTAAAATAAATACAACAAAATATTGCTCGCAGTCTGATCATTCTTCATCTACTTCTGATTCCATTTCTTTTTTTATGTCTCTATATATTTCATGAAGAAAATCTTTTTTAATATTATACAAATTAAATTTGCCTACATTATATGTATCTTTACCTTCGTAATCCGATATTTGCTTGTCAATATTTCTCAATGTAAATAATGCCATCTTGAGTCCATGCCTTACTCCTCTATTAAATTCGCTTGCCATTAATCGGAATCTACGCTAGTAATTATTAATACAAAAAGCAAAACCAAGGCACATCCAACTAACACATTTAGTGCATAAAAAATATCAGGCAGACTATCCATTTCCAGCCCTTCCTCCTGTCGATTCCCATAGTGCTTGATCGTCACTCATCTTTTCGTAATGGGATGGATTTAATTGCTTTGATATTTCTTGTTGCATCCTAAGCATGATGCCGTCACAATAGCCCAACATATTAAAATTTGCCTGTGAAATGTTTGCTCCTCGGTCAAGGTCATCTAAAATTAATTCGCAAGAACTAATTACATTTTTTAAATACTCTTCTTCTTTACTCATCTAACTTTCTTAAATATTTTATCGAATTAAACTTTTTATCTTCTACTTTTTTGCCTTCGTGGTCAACATAAGTATATCCACATCCTTCACAAAGTACAGATAAAATTTTACCATTTTCACTTTCTTCTTTTTCTAGTATTCCGTGAAAATCTGACTTTACATCATTTCCGAAATGCTCTCTCGCACAATCTAAGCAAAACTCAGCCATTTAAAATTTCCCATGTAAAACATATCAATAATAAGGCACAAAACCAAAAACTAAATTGCTCAATCATTCTCTTGATGCTCCCACGGCATTTTTCTATTTTTATATTTATCTTTGCTTCTTCTATCCATAAACTCATGGTCGCTTTTGCTTGATGAAGAGAGATACATATTTTCGTCTATATATGTTCTTTGCTCCTTTTCCTCTTCTTCTTTTTTTATTGGTAGGTCTAAGGACTGCCTAATGCAACCCTCAATAATTGAATATCCTTTTTTATCTTCTGACATATTTATATTATCTCAAAATTTTTAGTTATTGTCAAGTCTAAATACACTTATTTAAAGTCCCTCAGCTTTGTTTTTTTAATAATTTCAGTTAATTCTTCTATTTGTTTTTTGTTTAATTTAGGTGTGGGGCAATCATTGGTAAACTTCCAAACTTTTCCTTGTCGGTCTAATCTCGCACTTTGTAGCATTATTTTATTATATATAGGATAGAGCCAAGATAAACAATTAAAATAAAGCAAACGGCTAATAAAATCTCCAACATAATAAAGTATTTTACTTAATATCTGCTTCATTTATTTTTTCTCTTACTGCTCTCTCGCAAAGCTCATTAAATGTAATACCTTGTTCATGTGCAAACATCATATATTTTAACAAATCTTCTTCGGGGATGTCAAGATCAATCGACTCATATTTAACTTTTTTTATAATGAAACCTCGGTCTTTTTCGACAAACTCTACCTCATCTCCCTCTTTCCACCCTAAACGATCAAGCATATCATCTGGTATGCGAAAAAATAATTCTCCATCTTCGTTTTCTTTTATTTCAAATTCTCCTGTATTCATTTTTTTTGATAAAATTTTTCCAACGCTTCCATTCTATCAATCGCATCTGCCATCATGGAAAGTGCTTCTTCGGCATTGTCGTAAAAATCTTTTGTCGAATGCTCTCCAACACCAACACCTTTTTCGTCAAGCAAGGTGAGGGTTAATTTTGCTTTATTTAAATCTGCTTCAGCGGAGCTTTTTAACATATTATATAAATTAATATTCATTTTTTATTTCTTTTATTTTTGATACGATGTTTTTTGCCTCTAAAACTGCACGATCAATATCTCCACAATCCATAAAGAAAGACATTGACTTATTTGAAGTTTCCATAAAGTCTTTTTCTTCTTGGGTCATAGTTAAGGAATTCACATTAAGTTCGACCACTATTTGTCTCGATAGTTCTAGTAATTCATCCATTTTTATTCTAATTTATTGTTTTTGTCCAAAACCCGCAAACACAAGGTTTGTTATCTTTTTGGTCTGCCCCATCTCTGAAGCCTTTCTCATATGACTTGTTTGCGTTTTTTGATAAAATTTTTTCAAATTTTTTTGAAAGGTGTTCTTGTGCGTCTGCCCAACCTTGATCGTAACCTTTGCGAAAATTAATCTCTTCAGCCATCTGCTCTATCATAATTTACTATTTCTTTGTATTGTGAAAAAAAATGCCCATAGTCTCTGTAGAAAAAATTAAGCATTTCTATTGCTTTTAGCTTTTTGCCACAAACTACTGATTCTTTAAGGGTAGATGATTCTGCCTCTTTTAAAACTAATTTAAATGCTTCCTCTAAATTCATGTCAAATTTTTGCCAAATTCTTGTTCCATTATATCTCTTCCAAAATCTTCGACATTAAAATTTTTATTTACCGAAATGGTCTGCAAAAATTTTAAAACTGATTTTCCTACTTCGTCGTGTACAGGAGAGAAGGTATAAGTCCATAAATCTTTATCGCTACCATATCCAAATTCAATCTTGATATGGCAATCGTCAATCATGTCTTCTTTATTTGAAATTGGGCATTTCATAGTATTTTCTTTTCTTTAATTAGGTTCTCAAAAATATTCCACATTTTTTGATAGCGAGTTTGATTTAATTGCTTCATTCCTATTAACATATTAAGAAGTTCGTCTTCCGTATGTTTTATTGGGGAATCTCCGATTGCATATATTAGAGTTTCTATATCATTTTGGGTTGAAAGCATCTCTCCCATTGCTTCTTCTAAATCAAATCTATTATTCATGTATTATGTTTTTATATTGTTCAAATTTAACTATATAGCAATTCAGTAGAGAGTCAACAAAAATATCTTCAATAATTGCTTTTATTATTCTCCAACTACCTCCTGCAAGTCCACAAGAAATTCCGTAAGGTAAGCCTAATACTTGAGACTCTCCTGTTTCATGCTGAATAAAAAGCAAATCTTCTTGCACTTCTTTTAATGCTTTCCAAAATATTTCGTAATTAACTTGCCTTTCATCTATACCCACACTAGCTTGAGTATATAAATTGTAAATTCTTCCTTTGCCGTTTGCAATAAACTTACTTTCAATCTCGGCTTTTGAATATTTACCTAGCCAATGAATGTACTGACCATTTTTGTCGTATTCTTTATTGTAAGCCTCGGTATCCGCTTTATACGCTTCGGGATACCTGTTCTTTATCTGTAAAGCGATTCCTCCCCCCATAATATTTCTCGTATTACAAGAATGAGCAATGTTGTTTATTCCCAAATATTTGTTGGGGTCAGTTTTGCAATATGGTGGAAAATCTAAGAGATTGCCCTCTATCGTTTTAATATTCATTTGTTTCTACGAAGTCACAAAGCCATGTAAGAAAATTTTCCAAATCATATACATACCTTTGGGGGTTTCCCTGTTTTAGCCAAAAGATTCCTTGTTCGATTACTAACGCCATATGCTCTCTAACTTCTTCTAGACATTTTGTATTTAAATTTGATAATCCTTCGTCCATCATTAGGTTAATGTCCCCAATTAGGGCTTGAATTTGATCTGTTGAGTCTGGTTCTTCGTTCCAATTTGAGTTAAACATGGTGCTATTATTTCATATTTTTATATTGATGTCAAGCAAAAAGTTTGCACAACTCTAAGCCTTGAGATGTAATTTTTCTTTTGCCGTCAATTTCCATTAAATTTTTATTTAATAAATAAAGCTCGTGATCTCTTTGTACTGCAGTTTTACTTAGACCAAGTTTTGCAGACAAACCTGTGAGGGTGAGCGACCTCTCTTGCAACGCAGAGAGTATCTGTTTTTCTGTGTAGCTAATTCCGAATGGCAAGATGCCAACATTATCTGCAAGGTCTTTAAAAGACTCTCTATTAAAATAAACCTTTTCTTTTGCACCGCAATATAAATTTATTTCTTTAGCTCTTTTTACTGCACTTCGGGCATTGTTTCTAACAGTAGAAGATATTTCTTCGATTACCCCTTCTTCAAAGATTACATCTGGAGAGCATAGTTTAATTATCTGTCCAAGCTCTTCATTTGTGTAAGGCTCAAAATCAATTGTAGTTAACCTGTCTTTTAGTGGGGGAAACATCTTGTCGCTTTCCGTAGTTGCAAATATAAAAGTTTGCTTCTTGAAGTTGAATTCAAAGGTTGCTTCGTTCCACTCAAAACTTTTTCGAGAATTTTTTTCCGTATTGAAAATTGTAAGAAATGCCATAGTTAGGTCAAGTGGAAGTGCGTGACACTCATCAAATAAAATTGTAATTTCATTGTCTGAAACTAATGGCATGAAAATTTGCTCGAAAAATTGTTCATTGTTTTTGATTGTCGAACAATTTAATTCTAAAAAACTTCGCTTGTCTCCATCTTTGTTTAATAGGTTTTTTGCGAAAGATTTTGCAAATTCAGTTTTGCCTAAGCCTTTTGCCCCAATTAAATTTAAAAATGGGCACATTTCTGTTTTATGAAATGCATCTAAGTAGAAACTTAGTTTCTTTTTTACCGCGTTTTGACCGACTAAATCGGGAAAATAGTTTATATCATTCATTTAGATCAATTAGTTTGTATTCTATTTTTTGTTCTACCTCTTGAGGTTGAACCTCTTTTCTTTCGTATACTGGAAGTGTTTCTTTCGTTAGCGACTCTAACCAAGTCCTGCTGACTTTTACCAAAGCCAATCTTCCAACATAATCTCCAAGTTCTTCATAGCTCATCTCCACATAAGGGGAGTATCCTTTTGGTCTGCCTTTTTTCATCATGCCTATATTATGAGGCACGAATCTCGATTTGTCAAGAACTTTTTTTAAAAAAGATTTTTTCTGCCGTTTGGTCTATGCCGTAGACATCCTTCCAATCCTCTTGGAAGAATTTTTCATTTGCTTGGTATTCTTCGTCTAATTTGAGGATTGCGTATTCTAGTAAATCATCTAAACTCCATGTAGAAACGCAATCCGCAGATAGTTTCTCTCTATTTTCTCGATTATTTGGTGGAATATCACTCATAATTTGGTTTCCAATATATATTTGAAAACAAAACTAACTCAACTTCATTGCCGTTATCAATATCCACGCCAACTGGATCGCCTTCTTCGACTAATTCATCTGTAACTTTGTAATAAAATTCTTCTTCGTCTGTTGCACATAAAATATCTAAACTAGATGTTTTCATAATAATGTCTTTTTTTGTTGAGTGAAAGCTCCATGAACTAGTTCCTTCCCAAAGAGCCTTTTGCTTGTAAGGGAGAGAGGAGAGCCAATTGAAAGGTGGCTTGGTGATGTCTTTAGCTTCTTTTTTATTCATTATTTATTGATCCTGTAACGATTTCCTCTATTATGTTATTTACATGGGGCTGAATTGCATCGCAAAGATCTTTTGTTAGGATTTCTCTGTATGCTTCGCTTGCCATATTTGGTTGAAGGTCTTTCCACTTTTCTAGTACATTAAGTATTGTTTCTCTCATAGTAACTTATAATATATGGTTTGTCAAGTTTTTATTTTCTTTCTGCATTCCCAATTTGATCGCATCATTTCCTTTTGCCTCCTAAGTTCGTTTCCCGCTCCTTGTAGAGTGGCAATAGCTTTCTCTTCAGTCATTTTATCATTAAGGACTTGTGTGACACAAATCTGCACTTCTCTTGCGGTAAGTCGATAGGGAAAGTTCCTGCAAAGAAACTTATAAAACTTGCCACTTATCTTGCCGTGCTTTAATTTCTTGTGCAAAAATCTTCTGTAATTGCAATTTTTAGTATTATGTAGCGTTTTCATTCTTCACTATCTTTTATTTGATCAATTTCTTTTTCTACTTCTTTTGCGAATTCTCTGTCTGCCTCAATTCTCCATTCTGAGCCTTCTGGATATTCTGGAATGTAAGCCCAGTGAGTTACATCTCCTGTTAGAAAACCATATTCACAACCAAAAACATGATTGTTTTCAGAGGGATACTCTTCGTCTCTTCCGTAATAAAAACCCGCCCAAACGCCCGTTCCTTCAAAAAAATAAAGTAATCTCCTGCCTTTTCGGGGTAATTCGTCTTCTATATCTATCCATTTATTTTGCGAAAAAAGTCCTTCAGTTAAGTCTTCCACTATATTAAGTGCATAATTGGTTCCACTATCGTATCCGTCTGCAAAGCCTTCTTTGTAAGCCTCTTCTTCTTTTAGGTTTTTCTGCGAATCGTCTTCGTTATTTAATATTCTAATCATTAATTTGTTTGAATTTATTTATCCAATGCTCGACATCATTTAACTCTTCTTTTATTTTATGTAAATTATTTTTATCTAATTTATTTACTGAATGTAAGAGTTCTACTGATAGTTCATTCAGCTCTTCTGTTAGCTTTAGGTATATTTTTTTTTGTTTTTCAGAAAGCTTCATAAATATGATTTATTCAACTTAATTAATAAATCAAGTATTATTGTAAATAACTTTTTGAAATCACTCTTTCTGCCTCTTTTTTTTCGTACCAATCAAAAACTTCAACCTTTTTATTAATTAAATCTTTATAGTGGGAAAAGAAGTTTTTGCAAATATTTAGAAAGGCGGGATCTATGTCGTCTAGAGATTTGTAATCTTTTATGTGTGAAATTGGGACTGCGAGAATTTTATAGTCTCTGTATCCATCGTCAATCATATCTAATACTCCCAAAACCCTACACTCTACAATTGTTCCTGTTTGAATTGGCATGGCATTGTAAACAAGTACATCTAATGCGTCTTTATCTTCGCATAATGTATTGGGAATAAACCCATATGAAGCTGGGTAAACCATTGCACTCAAGAGGCTTCTGTCATATTTGAATAAATCGAATTCGGGTTCGTATTCATATTTAACATTTGTATCTTTTGGTATTTCAATTACCGCCCAAATTTTATTGGGAGATTCTTTATGTGCGGGTATTTTATAAGGACTAATCATTCTCTTTTATAGCTTCTTTTAATTTATTTCTCTCTTCTGAAACTTGTTGGTTTGAAAAGCCCCAAAAAGTTATTTCCCATAAAATGTGTGCAAGACATTCTTCTTTGGATAATTTATTTGGTTTTTTAACCTTCATATTTATAAGCTCTGTCCAATCTATAAAATCAAGAGAATAGATTTCGTCTTCGCTCTCATCATGCATACATACATCTATAAATGACTCTTCTTCGTTTTCTGCGGGTACTTCTACTAAATATATCCATAGATTTGGTTGATCGCACCCCTCTAGTTTATTTAGCTCAGTCCATGCTCCCCAAAATTTTAAATCAAAATTCTGTTTTTCGCTCAAAGTCTTATCTTTGAGAAATGAATTGTGAATTTCGTTGAAAGTTTTTTTGTAGGAAGATTCTTTGAGTAATTCCTTTAATGTTTTCATGTACTATGATATGGTGTCAATTATCTTTTTCTATAAAATCTCTAACAAATTTTTCTGCCTCTACAAAAGCTTCGGGGTGATATTTTTTACACCACTCAAGAACCCATTGTTTTACATATATGTTTACTAAATCTTCTGTGTCAATGTTTATGCTATATTTGAATTTTTTTTCATTCATATTTTTTGTTATAGTATCTGACATTTCCGTGCCATGGAATTTTATCCATATTTAGTTCTTCATTATTTAGATATTTTTCGCTTATTCTAAAATTGTTTTTAATTAAAAAATCGTGAAGTTCCGCAAACAAAACTCCCCCTTTATAAGTTTCTTTATCTTTTGTTATCTCTGTTTCAATTTTTTTTGCATTAGATAGATAATCTCCAAAGCCTTTTAGGGCTTTTAATTCTGCCCCCTGTACGTCTAAAATCAAATCAAAAGTCAAATTGGTCCACCCATGCTCTTCTAAAATGGTAGATATTTTTTCGGAAGTTAAAGATAATCTAGCTTTTGGTCTTCTAGATACCGAGCGAAAAAACTTTTTTCCTGGCTCAAAAATAGAAGATGATTGTCCATCTCTCCTTAAAATATTAAAGATATATTCTTTTTCGTCGTCAGATACAAGTTTATTCAAGGCAACGAAAGAAGTGTTGTGCTTTTTGTTGCATATATTTAAGTTGTGTTTTAATTTTTCGAATACATTAGGTATAGCTTCGATAAATAAACCTTTTTCATAAGATGTAATCTGCTTGACTTCAAGCTCTTTAAGGGGCATTTCGTTTGCCCCAACGAATAATATGTTTACCTCTTTTGCAGTTGTTCCCATGTTACTGAATTTGAATTAGAGAGGTATTCTTTAACAAACCTTGGTTCAAGCCACCCTTTGTGTATATTTCTCGGGTCAATTGGTGGAATATTTTCTACTCCAATTCTTGACACAATTGCCGCCAACGCTTTTTTGTCTGGACTCTTTATATACATGCCGTTAATCCATAATACATAGGGCATATATCCGTCTACATCGAAAGGGGGAGGAACACTATTAATTTCTATCAATAAAGGGGGTTCATTGAGAGGCTGTTTGCCTTCAAGGTCGTGTCGAACAGTATTCGTAGTTTCTTTAGAAATTTTCGTGGATATAGGGGGTGTCGCTGTAGTGCATCCACAAAGCAGATAAAAGGCGAGTAATAGGTTGGTTTTCATAGAAATTTATGAAAAATATTTAATTCGTTTTGCCCTAGGTATTTACACATATATGAACAAAACTCCGCAACTCTATGCAAAGTCCATCTTTCTTTTCTGATTAGATCTCCGACCTGCGTGTATTTTCCATCTCGCCACATCTCTGTTAATTGTAGGAAGTCGGTCATGCTTCAGCCCCTTCTTCTTTTACTTCAAGTACAGTTAAGTCTTCGTTATTTTTGCCAAAAACCTCTTCCCATGCTAAATCCCACGCTTCATCTTCGCTTGGGGCTTGTACGGAAAAAGATGAAAGGCCAGTGCTTCCAACTAAAGATGCTTCGTACCAATTTTTTTGAGTTACAGTATATGTTTTCATGGTTCTATAATAGACCCTTTTTGATTATTTGTCAAGGGTTTTTCTTGCTTTTTTTGTTTTTGCTTGTTTTCTGTCGGTGGCTTTAGTTTTGACCTATTATTGAGTTTTCTATCCCTTCTTTCCCATTTTTCCTCTACATCATCTAGGTATTCATCAAGATCTGATACATTAATCTTCATTTTATTCTAATTTCCTTCCAATTAACCTTATTGTTTTTTATTAAATCTTTAATTTCTTTTTGTTTTTTTGATAGGCGAGCATTGCCGCTTTTTATTTCAACAAAAACAATTTCATCTTTTTCAAATACTAAATAATCTATTGGTTGGCCTAGGAATGTCGCATTCTGTGGATTATATTTAAAGTGTTCTAGGAATGGAGCAATTTTTTCTGCTATTTGCCCCGTTATAACTTCACTACTTTTCTTTTGTGATAAAACTTTACTTTTCTCTAGGTTTAGAGTTGCGCAGGTTTTATTTAATTTTAAGCAGTAAACTACTAAACACAAACATAATGCAGAAAGTATTGTCGTCCACTCCATTAAGCTCTAGCCAAAGAAACTATTCTATCATGCCTAAAAGACCTAACCTCTTCCCTTCCGAAACAATAAGCTTTAAATCCTATATTTCTCCTATTCTCGCTTACGTTTCCGAAAGATGCTCTTAGGTCAGGCTTACTGATTTCGTATGTTTTAATTTCGCTATCCTCATTTCTGTATACCAGAAAATAAGTTTCTTCGTTACTGTATTCTTCTTTTTCCATATTATTCATTATTTATTGTTTTTGAAATTACTCTTTTAGACTCTTCTAATAAATCATCATCATAACAAAACTGAATTTGATTTGGGTCTTCAAATGGATGCTCTGCAGGTTCACAAATATCTTTAGTTTCTTTTTTGGGGCTAGACCTCAACCAGTTTCTCTGTGCCATGCGGACTACGAATCTCATAAACGCGAAAGCGTAAACCTTATTTAATTCAATATATCCATTGAAACCCTCTGCTTCCAGAATCGTAAAAGTTTTTTTTTCTTCGTCGTATTCAAAAGCGACATTCTTCAGCTCTTTTGTAATCTTCATTTTATTCTTCGTATTGAGTGGGGAATCCAAAATTGTTTCTCCTGACCACTTTCTTCTTTTTTGCGAGTTTTGGTTTATTTCTAATTTTTGACATTACTAAATTGAATGTATTTCGTATTATTTGTTTCATTTTATATATATTATACTGCTTTGTGGGTTTGTCAAACAAAAAAAGCGCCTTTCAGCGCTTTAAGTGCAAGATGCATATTAGGGTTGCAGCTTAATGATCGGCCCAAGCTATACATCTCTATACCCGTGGTAATAAATAGTGAGCCACATAATATATAATGTGGTCTCTGATCGGGGTTTCAATCTTATTGTGATCGACTCTCTCGATTAAAATAGGTGTGGGGGAGGGCTACTGTATACCTCCAACTTTTCGGCGTGAACATCAGTTCATGGTGTACCTACTTCGAACTACAAATTAGACGTGGTATTTGTCATCGACTCATCCGATTGGACTCTACCGCCCCACCACAGGGAATTTGCATACCTTAACCCGCTCACGACAGGTTTAGTTCGGTCACCCACAGGAAGGATTATAAGCCCTTCCAAATAGAATGGAACGAGTCAATGTCCGATACTCAGCTATCAACTCATTGTTCCAAAAGTGTTTAAAATGTTAAAGAACAAAAATAAATTATACTTCTAGTATATATCTATATTTAAAAAAGTCAACAAAAAAATTAATTTTCTGAATTTTCTGAATTTTCCAGCTCAAATAAATCTCCTTTGACTACGTCTAGAGACTTTTCTAAATCTTGTATTCTTGAAAGAAGAAAGCTAAGTTTCGACCTAAGTTTTTGGTCTTTTTTCTCCATCTCTTCCCTGAGTTTTTTTAATTCTTCTTGTATTTCTTTCATTAAATTGTCGGATCCTTTCCTTCTGCTTTTTCCACATAACCTACGGAATATCCTACTTTGAATACATTTCTGTCAATGAACAAGACTAGGGCGCACACGACCCATGGTATCCAATTGGCAAAACCCATCGTTAAGAATAGTAGGGTTCCGATTAGTAGTGGCGGAAAAAACCTATTACAGCAATAGTTGATTACTGAATTTGGATTGGGTGCTGTTTCGAATTTTTCTTTCATATCTATATTATATATGTCGATTTTTAAAAGTCAAGTGTAATATAGTTTATATGAAGGACAAAATTGTACATTATGGAATAATAATATTTGTTTTATTTATTATTTTTCATATTGCAACTTTGCAAAACGAAAATAGCCAAAATAGAAAATTACTTGAAGACTCTCGTAAAATAATAGAAAAGCAAAGAGATGTTATAGACGCTCAAAATATGTATATAAATTATATGGGTGGACAAAATCTTTCTCCGATTCATCAACAAGCAAAGCCCTATAAGGGGCCAATTTAATTATAGATTCTCTTTCCTCCTTTTACATATCTTTTTTTTCTCGCTCGGCTTCTTGATACTTTGGTTCTCCACGAGTCATTTAATATTTCGTCATTTGCTTTAAAGTTGTTTTTCCATAAAACATAGGACAATAAAGATTGATCTCTGTACGAAAAATTTTTCATTAAGCTGTACAATTCTTCGCAAATTTTATTAACTTTATCATTTTTTAGTGACCTAAGTTGTATTTGCGTTTCCCATAGTCCATAGTTTTTAGGAAATTTTTCTAACTTTAAAAAGCTTCCCACTTTATCCATGCTTTCCTTCGAGTCTCTGCCGAATTTTACAATTGCGCGAAGTTCATCATAGATGCAATCTCTTTTTTTATGCTTTTTTAGATAAAAATCCTCTTCCAAGGAATCCCAGTTTTTATTGACATTTGGATTTAGCCATGCATCTACGTATATAGCTTTATCGTAATTTTTTAGTTCCTTATGTATATGATACTTATAGTATTTTGCCGTATAAATTGGGTGATTTGAGATAAGGTTTCTGGGCATAACTGTCCACCCATTAAAAAACTCTTGGTTGGTTATCTCGGAGACATTTGAAAAAATAAAATAATCCCAACCTTTCATTGGGGAAATCACCCTGGGGTTCTCAAACGGCTTCCCGTCAGCGGAAAAATTTGTTGTTACAACGCACTTCATCTTCCTGAACTACCAAAGCCTCCCGTCCCTCGTTCCGATTGATCAAGCTCGTCAACCTCTATAACCTTTAACATTGGTATCTCCATAATAATTAACTGACCAACTTTTTCTCCGATTCCATAGGAGCTTCCAAGTGTAGGAGCGCTCATTCTAAGTTTAACTTCTCCCCTGTAGCCAGAATCAATTACCCCAACAGAGTTTCTTAAAAACTGATCTTTTTTTGAAATGCTCGACCTAGGAAATAGTAATCCAACAAACCCTTTTGGTATTTCTATGGATAATCCCGTGCCGTACTCCCAATATCCATCTTCCATTGTTAGTGAAACTGCCGTTAAATCTAAACCAGCATCTCCTTCGTTTGCATAATTTGGTATTTTTGCGTTGGTGTCTAATTTTTTAAATTTAAGATACATTTATTTTTGCTTCCTTTAATAGATTAATTCCATCTTTATTTCTGTAAAGTTTTCCATATACAACTCTTTTGATTCCCGATTGAATAATTAATTTTGCACATTCTATACACGGAGATATTGTAATGTACATTGTAGCTCCTTCACTAGATTGCGTCGATTTCGCTAATTTAGTTATAGCATTACTTTCGGCGTGTAAAACTTCGGGTTTTGTTATTAGAGCGTTTGGTGGGTGTTTGCTTAAATCTTTAGGTGCTTCAGATTTTGGCATAATACTTGCCTCGCAAATGTTATCAAAACCACTAGGAGTTCCGTTGTAGCCATCTGAGATAATAGCCCCATCCTTTACGATTAGGCAGCCAACTTTTTTTCGATTAGCTTTTGAAAGCTTCGACCATCTTTTTGCCATATCTAAATATGTGGAATCTAGTTCGTGCTGATTTGGCATATTAATTAAACCAATCTGAATCTCCATCAAAAACAAAGAAATACATTACTGCAATTCCCGCGCTCATTATTAAAAAGTATGTCAACGGATCATCCATTTAATTCTGTTTCTGATTGTTGGCTTGGTACTAAAATTGAATTGCCGAGCTCCTCGGCTTTGCAGAATTTAACTGCTGGCTCCATTCTATCTATCCAATTTTTACTAAAACGACACCACTCCTCCACAGCCAATATTTTGATTGCTTTTGTGTGGATATGTTTTGTTCTAAATGTATACGCTAGAAAATCTAAAGCTTCGCTAGAATGAAAAACATTATAATAACTTGTGCTACTTTCTGCTGAATTGCTTCCTATCCATGTTATCCTATATTCCATAGGGAAATTGTGTTTGCTTGCTTTCGCCTCTTTCATCTTCATATACTAATATAATTCTTTCTTCGTTAACGTCAACATAAACTTCCATTCCTGCCAAGATTAAATCTAATATTTCTGGGTCTTCTTGGTGAGCGTCTAATTTTAACATTCTGCTCAAGAAATCCATTAAATAGTTTTTTAGGACTACTGGTTCAGTACTTGACTCTGCAAGAAAAATATATTTCATTCATTTTTTTTCTTATTCTTGCACTTGCATTTGATTGAACAACTATTGTTTTGCCCATCTTCTTTTCTGAAAATTGTGTCGTAATTTTCATCAAACTTTTTCTTGTCTATTGGTCTTGGCGCATCTCCTTTGCCTGCGCCAGAGAACTCTTTTTTATAAGTTTCGTTGCTCACTAGTTTTGGTTTATTTTTTGCTATTTCGCTTGTTATTTTTTTGCCTTTTTTACTCATATTGATGACAGGTTAAACCTTTCTCCCTTTAGTGAATCCCAGTATTCCTCTTGTTCTGCAGATTTTTTTACTCTTTTTACTACTTTTTGAAGTTTGTGGCGATTTGCCTTTACTTCTTTCCTGTGCTCGGTTTCCGAGCAAAGCAGGTTGGAATTTTTTTGAGAAACCTGCTTGCCTGTATCTAGGGCAAGTTTTATTTTGCTCAAAGAAGCTTCTTGGATCTGCCTTACTCTTTCTTTTGTGAGTTTATGTTCTCTTCCGATTTCGTCAAGAGTTTTAATTGTTGACCCAAATAATCCAAATCTATGTGATACTATGTATTTCTCTCTTTCATTGAGGTTATTTACACACTCTAGGAGCTCATCATTTAATTCTGAAGACTCTATGTCTTCCACGAAATCCTGGGAATCGTCTTTAATTAAATCCGCTAGAGTTAGATCTTCTTCGTTGCTTGAACTTAAATTTTGATCCAGCGAACTTGAGTCTGTCATAGACTGCTTTAAATTTATAATCTGAGTTTCCGCAATTCCAATCTTTTTTGAAATTTCTTTTGGCGTAGGATTTCTGCCTAATTCTTCAAGCATAGCTTCTTCCGCCTTTTTAATTTTGAAATATTTATTTACTGCACCTAGCGGAATTGCAATTGACCTATTTTTCTTGTAAATAAATTCTCTAATCTTTGATTTTACATAAAACGCCGCAAAGGTGCTGAACTTATTTCCTTTTGAAAAATCATATCTTTCTGCCGCAATCATTAGCCCGCAATTGCCTTCGGCGATTAGATCTTCTAAATCATTGACTGAAGACTTGTATTGTTTTGCGATATAGATAACTAGCTTGAGGTTAGATTCCACCAGCTTGGTTCTCGCCTCGTCTTTATTAAGAGACGATAAGTTCATTTCTTCTTCCGCGGTAAGCGTTTCTTTTTCGGAAACTTCGTTTAAGTATTTTTGTAAAGTATTGTTTTGCATAATTTCTGGGTTTTTAATTTTGATTATGCTATATATAGTATAGAACTCTCGCGGCTTTGTCAATATTTTTTTTAAAAAAAGTGAAAATGGTGGAGGTGGCGGGAGTTGAACCCGCGTCCTAAGTGCCTTCAGTATACACTTCTACATGCTTAGTCAATTTCCTTTAGGGTTGTTGATATTGACATCGAACCGCTTGTTTCAATTATTTACAGTTTATGAAAGAGCAAACCTTTTCTGTTTTGCAGATAATGCCCTCGCGTACGCTATCTGCGTCACGTATTTGAGGAGACAGCGTTTAAGCTGCCATTTCGAGCTCTTCAAGCTCTCCATAAAGGGCAGTGGCTTCCTCAATAACTTGAGAAACTGCATACTCTTCACGAGCGGCTTCAAGAAGCTCTTCTACGGTATTATAACCTTCGCCATTTATAGGCTTTGTGTCTTATTGCGGAGCCAGACACATCTCCGACATGCGATGCATAAATCCAACATTAGTCGAATCCAGTACACCCCCAAAATTTTTCAAAGAACTATTATAGTATACACTAATAAATGATAATGTCAAGGTTTTTTGCTTCTCTTTATTAAATTTGCGAATTTATCAACCGACATTTCTCCTATTATAATTTCTTCGTAATCTTCTGTAGAAATACCTATGAATTGTTCGCATTTATTAATTGATTTTTTTGCCAGTTTTTCTTGTTCGTCTGACGCAACGCCATTATCTAAGGCATACTTGGCGAGAGTAATTAAATTTTCTATTGCGTTTTTTAATTTTTTGTCTGGTTTCATATAATATATACACTAATTTAATTAAGCGTTGTGAATTCTTTTGTTGGCTTGGGGTATCTCTAGCGAAAAATAACCCCCTATTCCGTTATTGACATTATATGTTCTCATCGTTAATTAAACCATAAACCTGTCATATGTTATTTTGATAAATTTTTCGGCATTAGTGATGTTTTCCTTTTCTAGCTCCTCAAGGTAAGGTCTTAGTTTGCGCCTAGTTTTGTTTGCTCTATCCAAATCTTCTAGTCCATATGCTGTACCATATTTTAAATATGGAATATTTATATTTTTTGATCGATGATTTTTTCCTAGAGACGGATTTGGTATAATTACACTCTGGCAGCCGCAAAGCGCTGCAATTGTAGAGATATATGTTGCACAATCATATGAATAAAATATTTCGTGAGTATTAAATGCATGCAGGAATTCTTTAAATCTTCCAGATAAACGTAAAGCGCCAGGTTTTTCGTATCTTTCCGCCTCGCCAGACAGGAGCATTTGCTCCCTGTTTTTTTCTCCCTTTTTAACTAAAAAACAACTACCTTTTCGTTTTTTACCCAAATCTTTGAAGAAGTCTTTTTGGGTTTCCCAAATAGAAAAAACATCTTTTTCGCATTTAACCAAATCTGTTTCGAATTGAGAGCTATGTAAAAATTTTAAATCAGAATTTTTCCAGGTTTTAGATGTTTTTTCGTTGACATGATACAATATATATCTAACTATATTTTTTGTGCCAGCAATTGGATTTCCCTGCACTCCCTCTGGATAAATAAAAACATTTTCTTTGGCGGTGAAATCTATATCCTTGCTTAATAGTGGTGTTTTATATAGCGGATTTGTTTTATATTTTTTTTCACAAATATCTTCATTGGTTATCTCAAGACCCATTGCATGCCTTCTGTAGCCCCTTAATGGGAGCATGAATGCGTTTTCCCCTAGCTTATTTAATATATCGCATAATTTATGTAAAACGACAATTCCGCCAGAGTCTGGATTGTATGAATTTGCAAAAATAATATAGTTTAATTTATTTTTCACAAAATTTTATTTTTCGTATATAGCTAAGTCTTTTAGCCATCTATCGTTTCCTAGGAATGCATCTCGAGCATGTAATGCTAGATGATCATTGAATATTATGCCATCTCCGCGCTTCCACTGTTTGGATAAATTAAAGCAGCGGGCTGCTTGCACGTAAGTTTCCATAAATTCAAAAAACTCGTCTCTTACTTTAATAACTTCGGGACTGTTTAAGTTTTCTTTGATTTGGTAATAGTTCCAGTTTATTGTATTTCCGTCAAAAAGCTTTCTGGTGTGAGTGACTTGCCCGCTCGCTCCAGAGTATTCCCAGACTACATCGATGTTTAATTTGTTGATTAATTCGGGATTGTATTTTTCTAAAATATATTTTAATCTATTTAAGGTAAGTATATGGGTCATGCCTCCAAATTCAGAAATATCCATACAAAAAAGAAGTAGCCAGTCTGGTGCATCGGTTTCTGCGTAGTATGCATAATCTGTATGTAATGGTTGCCTGGTATTTGCAGCAAAGTATCTATTGCCTGCAGATGGGTCATATTTAATGTCTCGATGCAGTGATTTTTTATTACTACCATTGAAATCTATCGTCTCTTTAACCGTGCCCACGCTTTGCGCTAAATCAACATAAAAGGACTCTATATCTTTAACTGTCACATTATGTATGTGGTACCCTACATATTTACCCCAAACTTCGCTAAGCTTGTTTTTGGTTTCATTTCTCTCGGAAGATGCATCAATGCTGTATATTAAATGCTCTATATTTTGATATTTGTTATTATTCATGATTACTTAAATATTTCAGGGTCTCTTTTTTTCCGTTAAACATTAGTACATCTATAATTGAGAGCGAGGGTATAAAACAATTTAAATGTTGACTGTATTTTAATGTTTCGGGCTTCATAAACTTTAAGGTTACGCCCTCTTGTTTAAAATTATTGTGATCGTATAAGTGTTTGCCTCCTGTGGGGTTTATGTATACATCACACTCTAAATTTTTACATATCGCTAATACTCTGCTTTCGCTTTTTAGGGAGTGGTCTATGTTAACCGAAGAAGAGGTGATGAATTTTGTATTAATTTCTAAATGCGCACATAGTTTTTTCAGGCTGTTGAGTAAGAATTTAAATAAATTATTTTCTGCCAACAGGAGACATTCCTCTATTAGCGAAAAACTTTCACTAAAATAGGGGGCTTTTGCATACGCGGATTTTATTGTATTTAATAATTTACTTCTGTCCTTTGTCCAATTTTCCGAAAGAAACCTTTCTTTAATGTCTAAATAGTCGGAATCTTTTTTGAGGGGCACTGTTATCATTTTATCTTTTCCATTTAACAGTATCCTATTTCTGTTTATCCATCCCTTTTTTGTATATTGAATATTGTCATATACAACAAACTGATCTACAGATCTTATCAGGCGCAAATAGCCAATGTACGGGAAAAAATATGGTTGCATTATTCCTAGCTTCATTTTGTGTAAACTTTAAATTGGCTTAAGTCTGGGTAAATCAATGATAAATCTTTATTTTGTTTTTTTGATCCATCTGAATTGTAAAATTGTTTTATTAGTAATAGCCCTCTTGCTGCGAGTTCGGGCATCATGTAAAAGTTCCAGCCCAGCATGTCTAGGTTATCATCCAGATAATTACACTCTCTTCTGCCGCTATACCTAGCCCTCTTAAACCAGAAAAAAGCATTTTCATCATCGGTTAAAATTGCGCCCCCTTTTGATAATTTAAAATGTTTACTTGGCCCAGTAAAAGATATGCAGGCATGAGTATTAGGTTTGTACATATCTGCAGTAAATCGTAGCGCAGAATCCCATATTTTTGTACTTCCTAATTGATATGCCCCAGTAAGATGTTTTGTTTTTATTTTTTTAAATTTAACCTTTAATCCTGCATGAATTATCTCACAGGGAACCGATGGGTAGGTTCTTGAAGGAATTGTAATATGTTTAGAGGTTATAGACTTTGCTACATGATATTCGTAATATAAGCATAAAAATAAAGCGTTGCTTGCGTTGTCTACCGTAACCACATATGGCGCACCAGTATATTTCGACAGTTCGCCTTCGAAATCTTTAGTTATTTTATGTACTCCGTTTGCCATTTTTGTATTTTATATCTACTGTATTATATGGATAGAGCGTTGTTTTTAAAAAAAATGTATGTTTCATGATTTCTAGAAATAATTTTATTTTAGAGATAATAGGTATTTTTCAAAAATGTCTGCGCATTTTTGCGTAGAAAATGATTTCATCAGTTTAAAATGTCCATTTTTTCTAATTCTGTCTACTTCGTCTTTATTGTTTATGACAAAGTTTAATTTGTCTTCAATATTCTCGATAGAATAAGATATATAGTCCTCTCCTTCAATTAATTTTGTGTAAGGAATCAAGTAAATGTCTTTGCCTTGTTCGTGTAAAAACAGGAGGCATCCGCGATTTAAAGAATCTATATCCCCTCTGGTTCTTGTCATTCCATGCCCAGGACAACTTATCTCACACAAAACATTATTTAGGCAGTGCGGATAATTTTTAAGTCTTGATGTATTTATGTTGAACCTGTCTTTTATCTTATTGATGTAAGGATTTATTTCTTTTCTAATATTAAAAATGTTATGAGTGTCATTTCCCCAGTAGTGTAGTAGATGTGTTCTTTTTTGGTTAAAATCTACCTTTAAGCCTTCGTCCCAAGGCCAAGTGGTCTGTAGTATTACATTAAATTTATTCAAATAAGTCTCGTGGGGAGTTGTTTTTATTCTTGGGATTTCTAAAAAAAACTTCTCTCCCATTTTGGATATCTGCTCTCGTAAAAGCTTATTTTTTATAGTATAATTTGACAAATTGATAAATCTTGAAAACGCATCGTCTATTCCATTGTCATGCGCATCAAATAATATTTTGTTTTTATTTTTTAATTTTAAGAATTTTAAATCCGCCCTTTCAACTAATTCGCTTTTGAACCTTTTTTCAGACGAAGTTTCTCCAGGAAATGTTTGATATATAATCGTAAAATCTTCATCGCAGTAAAAGCTTTTTTTTGCGAATGTCTTTAAGTCAATTTTTCTTAAAAAAATATTTTTTTTTCGAATATGGCTTACGACGCTATTGAAGTATTTAATGTTGCAGCCTTTATCTTTTATGTATAGTATTTTCATTAATTAATTTTGTTGAAATACTTATGCAGTTCGGTTACATCTGGGTGACTCGGAATAAAATGTATATAATTATGTATGTTCATTTTTTTTTCGTACAATCGCTCAAAGGTAAGTTTTGGGTCTAATTTGTTTTTTATAATGTCTTCTAATAATTTTTTTTGTTGCTCGTAGACTTTCTTTCTTCCGTCTTTCGCGTAAGTAAGAAGTCTTTTTTTAAGTTTTTCAATTGTGTCTTTATTCCATTTATAATGATCCAGTACTAAAAATGAATTTTTAGGTTTTCTTATTTTGCCTTTTATGCAGTGAGCTGAGGTGAAGCGGAAATCGGCACTGCACTTAAAAAGAGGGAGCTTGTGTGAATGGGCGCATGACTGTGTGAGGGGGTAGTAGTGGGAGAAGTTAGAAAGCGAATCTTTTTGGGTTGTAATTTCTTTTTGCAAATCGGTGATGCAAAATTTATCACACATAATGCCCGAAATGCCATCTAGGCCATGAGAGGATATGTTTTTTGTGAGTTCTCGTAAATCTCTACAATCAACTCCTGGAGATTCTTTAAGGTTGATAAATTCGTCTACGTCTACATATACAAGCCAGTCTTCTGTGCCCGAAAGTTCTTTGATGTGATTGTTTATTTGTTCTCTTTTTATATCTGAATGGAATTTATTTACTACATAAGTTGCCCTTACATTATAGTTATTGATTGTTTTTTCTATTACGTTTTTTAAATTATTGTTTGAACTGATGTCCACTATCAGGCGAAAACTGTCCACACCAAGTTTTTTATAGTGGCTTAAGAAATGGTGCAGTAATTTATGCTCTAATGCATCAAGATAGCAGAATAAGTTAATCTTCATGTTTTAAATAAAATCTGTTTCAGCCTGTCCAGTACGCGCAATTGTCCAGTTTTTTGTTTTGTCGAATTTTCCACCAAGACCCATTGCGGAATAATCTCCCCAGGGTGGGTAAAACACGCGGCTCCCTTGGTGCAAAAAGCCAGCCATTGCGGAAAACTTACTCCTAGATAAAACTAAAACATCCGCATTGATCATTGACCATATTGCTCCATCTTTATCTGGAACCTCTACTCGATATTCTGGGAATTGTTCTTTGGCTAAGTTTTTGCTTTGCGGTGCAGTTATAATGCAGATTTTGTGGAGCGGGTAGGAAGATTCAAGGTTGGCAATTAGTTTTTTGATATATTCTGGCTTAGAGGGCACTTGTGATATTGGCCGTTTTCCAGAAAAAGTTTTATCTGGAGTCTCTATGTATTGTTCTATGTTTTTGCAATCAGATATGATGGCTTCATGTTTGAATCTTTTTTTTCGAACATCCTCAAGTCTCAAGTGAATGCATATAATTTTCTCGCCTTTTTGCCATAAAGATTTTTCCCTTGAGGCGTCTTTATTGAGGTAATGCAAGAAGTCTTTTTTGAAATATTTTTCAAATGCAGAAACTAAATCTAGTTCAATTTCTTTGGTAGTATCCGCACTACACAAGAATGATGCGCAGTCCCAGCAGCTTTCGGCTGACAGAAAATGACATGATTTCTCTCCGTTCATATTTTTCTCTGGAATTTCGACTCCAGCTATTTGTTTTATTTCTTCTGCAGTTATTTGTTTTGAAAAATTTTCGAATGTTTTTGACCAAATACTGTCGGGGTATTTTATTTTATAATGATAGACATTTGAGTTTGAAAATTTTGCCCTTATGAAGTTTGCCACTTTATTTATCCAGTTCGTCCCCTCTCTGTCTTTCCTATTTCTTAATAGGATTTTTTGTCTTGCTGGATGAAATCCTTGTTCTCTGAAAATTTTTTTCATATCGCGCTTATCTGATTATAATATTTTTTTGCCCATACCATTGGATCATATTCTATCTTGGCTTTATTATACGCATTAATTGATACTTCTTGTCTAATTTTATAGTCACTTAGCTTTCTTAGGGCATGCAGCCAGCCTGATTTACTATGAGCCATAAAACCGCAATCTCCAGAACCTAATAAATGCCCGTGGCTGGGGGAAAAATCCGCTATGACTGGAATTCCTAGTTGAAAAAAAACTAGACATCTTCCGTTATTACATTTGTTTTTAAATCTAAATAGGTAGTCCGTTTTAAATTTACCATTCTTTTCGTCTATAGAATCTAATTTTTCTGTAGCGTCGTGTATCCCTGGAATGATTCCTATGTCACAACTTTGTATGTCTGATTTGATTGAATCAAAGTTCCATAATTTTGTTTTTATGTTTTTTATATTTGGCTTGCCTGTTGTCCAATTTGGGGATTCTTTTTCCGAAACGATTAAGAGTTCTATCTCTTGCTCTTTTTCAAATTCTTCAAGCGCATATTTTAAATTTGGGCCAAAGGAGGCTAGGTGGTGCGTCCATCCGTGAAAGCATATCTTAAGCAATTCTTTTTTTTCATGAATTTTTATCTTTGCATCAAGATACATTGACTCGATGTGCGCATTAATTATTACATTTTTGTGAAAAGACAGGCTGTCCGCCTCTTCAAGGGATCCAGCCATTGCAAAATCAAATGGCAAATTGAGCTTTGGCGGAGGCGTAATTGCGCCAATAATTTTATTTGGGTGGCTTTTTTTAATGTCATTAAAAACCCTTCTATTTTGGAAGCGACCTTTTCCTAAGATTATTATATCATGCTCTTTAATTTCGCTCTCTCTGGGCTTATTAGTTATTTTTGAAGGTATGCCTAGAGATTTGAAATAACCATTGTAATCGTTTACCCATATCCTAAAAGACCCAGTGGTTATTTTGTGGTTGGATGCTATGAATAAAATTTTTTTCATTGTTTCCAGGGTAATGCTAATGATTTTCCGTTTCCCGCCCATTCTCCATAAATATTATCAATCCCCAAAGATTTTATCTTTTTTTCTAACGCCACTTCTTCGTCTTTTAGGGTCTTTATTTTATTTGCATGAAACTCGACAAAAAGTTTGTCGATATTAAATATGACTTTTGTATCGATTAATTTATTAAGCACACGATATTCTGCGCCCTCTATGTCCATTTTTAATATATGAATATTTTCGCCTAGAGATTTTATGAATTCACACAAATCAATTGATTCAACTTCATCAAAGGGTTGGTCCATGAGCCTTCTGCCCTGCCTTGAAAAAATGGATGAAGATTGGAATCCGCCTTCGTTTCCGTATTTATCCATGTAATAATTTAATTTTAATTTAGATTTTTTGTCTAAAATTAGATTATTGAAGCACTTTACCTTTGGGTTATTTTGGAATCTTTTTTTTAGTTTTTTAAAAGGGATTTTTGCAGGTTCAAAAGCATAAACGACATCCGTCTCTTTTAGCAGTTTTTCTACTACATCTCCCTGATTTGCACCGCAATCTATTGATATTTTTGTCATTTTATATTTAAAAGAAGTTTTATTCGTTCTTTGTCGTGTGAGTGTAGGAGCCCGAAATCATTTCTTCCTTTTTGCTCGCAAAAAATATTATATTTTATTTCATTATCTTTCAGCATTTTTTTCATTATGATTTCTGTTGGCACCCAATCTTTTTGATTTAGTGATTTTCTGTCATTAAATAATTTTTGAGAACAATATTTTTTGATTGTTTTTTTGTAGTTTTCGAAGTGATTGTATTTAAATTTATTAGGGCGATATATTTGACTAGATGTGGTAAGTCCAGAAGTTGGGCCGCTTCTAAATCTAGAAAAATGATGTGAAATATCATTGGGAAAATTTTTTAACATATATTTTTCTATATTTTCGTGATTGGTAACATAGCAATCTATATTTAGGTGAATTACGTAATCGTATGACCGCAATAATGGAAAAGTTAAAAAGTATGCCTCGAGAGTTCCAGCAAACCATCCTGGTGAACTCGACATCTTTTTTTTGATATTAATTTGTTGGGGTTCGCTTGTCAAGTCAAGATCTTTGAAGATTGTATGTCCATTTACTGGGCTATAAAAAAGTCTTTTGTTTTTGTTTGGAAATTTTAAAAGATAGTTTTCTATTTGTGTTGCAGAAACTTTTTGGCTATTTACGTAGGCTAGTATATCGGCATTTTTTAAAATTGATTCGTCTGGTAATCTGTCCAGAAAACGGGCCGAAAAATCCCATTCATAAGTGTTTTCATGGGAAGTGTATAGGATTGCGCATTTCATTTATCGATTAATATTTGTAAAAATTATCTTCGCAATATTTTTGTGCGGAGTCTAAATCTGGACAATTATGCCTCATATGGTATATTCTTTCCTTTAAATGGGCTTGTCCAAAATTTCTGTGAAGCCTACGAACCTTTTCTCTCGTCTGTTGTCCTCTAATATTATACTCTACTGGATAGTGGCAAATATTGACCCCGCTTTCCCACAAGCTTATTCTTAGGCTGACTTGATCCCAGCCGCTAGTCTTTGAGGAATATTTATAGAAATATTCTTTCCATAATTTTAAAAATTTTTCTGTCCTTTCGTTTTTTGTGAAACTCATTATTCCGCCGTTTATTTCAGAGAAGCTGTAGGGTATTGCGTTGTACTCTGGAATATTGCAATACTTTTTTCTTTTTCTTGCTAAATCGTGTGTTGCCCCGACATCAAATCTTGGGAAAATATCAAACATATCTGAAATATCATAATTAATTACTGTATCAGAGTCTAAATATAGGGTATTGTCGTAAGGGGAATCGCTTATAAAGTCAACCTTTGCTCGAATATGTTTTGGATTAATTTGTATTAAATTGTCTACCCTTTCATCCCTAAAGCTCTTGTCGCAAAAAACCGTAACTGGAATATTTGGCGAATGTTTTTTAAGAGACTCAATTGATACCAAAAATTCTTTTATATATTTTTCGTTGAAGATGATGTATATTATTCCATTTTTCATTTCCACTTACAGTAGCTTGGATCTTCTGCCCGTTTGCGGCGCATATAATCTCTTTTTTGTTGTTTGCGTTTTTCAGGGTCTTTGCTGTCGTACTTCTCTTGCGCGCGCGAGGAAGCCTCTTTGCCCTTTTGTGTCTTTAGATATTTTTCCTGGGATTTATTTTTCATTATCTATAGTCCACTGGTGAGCCGAATTTTGTTCACTTTTTTTTTTCATATTTACAATTCTATTGTACTACCTTTTTGGTAGTTTTCTAAAAAAAATAAAATTGTGTAACGATCTTTTTGACCCTGTTAAAAAAATTTGATAAGCTCAAAGGACTTTGGCCCTCTCGCTACAATAATATATACACATAAATAAATTTTTTAACTAAAAATATCTAATATTGGGGGCTCGCCATTTGAAACTTTAAAGGGTCTTCCGCTTGGGGAGTAAGTTGTCTTTTCGACGCTTAGTCCCATAGCATAAGCTATTGTTGCATTTATTGACGGTACATCTACTCCATTTTCTTCCACATAATGACCTCTTTTGTCTGATTTTCCGTAAACATAACCTTCTTTGATTCCTCCTCCCGCAAACAAAACGCTAAACGCAGATGGATGATGATCTCTTCCAACTCTTCCAGCTTTTACTTCTGGAGTTCTTCCGAATTCACTGGCCACAACAACCATTGTGTCAGAAAGTAAGCCGCGAACGCTCAAATCCTCGAGTAGAGAACTTAGTCCAGCATCTAGGACCGCTCCTCGTGTTTCCATGTTTCCAAAAACATCATTGTGCATGTCCCATCCGCCGTAAGAAACTTCTACAAAGCGAACTTTGTTTTCAACAAGCCTTCTTGCGAGCAAGCATCCCTGTCCGAAGTTGTCTTGTCCATATTTTTCTCTAAGCGATTCAGGCTCTTTTGTTAAATCAAAAGCCTCCAAGTCTTTACTTTTCATTAAGTTGACTGCGCTGTCGTATAAATCTGAATAGGCTCTAACTTGTTTTTGCGGAAAGTCATTCGAAAAACTTTTATTTAAAAAACTTGATGCCTCCAAGCGCTTGTTATACATACTTTCTTGAACGTATCCAGATTTTTTTACATTTTGTATTCCTGCATTTGGATTTCCTAGAGGTAGTGGCCCATATTTACTTTCAAAATAACCAGCCCCAATGATTCCGCTTCCTCCATTAATTTTTACATTATCTGGCAAGGCTTCATTTAGTTTGCCAGACATTTTACTAATCCAGCTTCCCATGCTTGGGTGAACTATGGTTCCTCTTTTTTGATAGCTAGTATGTAGTAAATAATTAGCTTGTTCATGCGCTCCCTGATTACTGTTTACAGATCTAACCAAAGAAGCTAAATGCATTTGTTTTGCGGTCTTGGGTAGCCAATTTCCTAACTGTATTCCATCTGCAGATGTATTGATCGCCGTAGTCTCTCCCATTACATCATTATTTTCTGGCTTTGGGTCAAAAGTATCGATATGGGTCATGCCTCCAGTCATGTTTAAAAATATGACATGTCTGGCCGTTGGAATTCTTGTTGTTTTTGCTATAAGTTCTGGGCCGTAGATCAAAGCACTCACTCCCAAGTACGATTTTGCCAAACCTTCTATGAAGGATCGTCTTGATATTTCATTCATTAGTAATCTTTCTTTTTTTTGTGATAACCTTTTGCTTTTTCGTGTTTGTAGCCCATGTCTTTCATTTTCAAATGGTCTTTGTAGGTTTTTGCCATGTATCCCTTACCTGTCTTTGGGTCATACATCATATGTGGCTTGAAGTCTTTTTCTCCCTCTTCTCCTTTGGCTTTTTTCTTTTTTTCTAAAATAGACTTTTTAATCGCTTCGGGTAATTTTTTTTGCTGCTCAGTTAGGGAAGACTCTTTATCTTTTTTATTATCTTCTTCGGCTTTGGATTTTTTCTTTTTCTTCTTCTTGGGTTCTTGCGCTTTCTTCCAAGACTTTGCGTCTGGTCGGTCTTTGTCTCCTGGTTTTGCGGGGCGATAATTTTTTCCCATTCTCTCTTTCTTTTTTCTAATGTTATCCCACAAACCTTTTCCTTGTGATTCGTCTAAAATTTCTTCAAGCTCTTGGTCGTCTAGCTCTGAACCTTTGGTTATTTTTGTTACACTTTTTGCCGACCACATTTTGCAACTCCAGTATCTTGCTTTCCATTTGGGGCCAGGATTGTCGCAATTATGTCTAGACCTAAAAGCTTTTCTCCTGCCTGGGTCATCTCGCTTGATTTCCATATTTGGATCCCCGAAATTAACTTTTACGACATTGCCTTTATCGTTCTTTACATAAACAGAAAACTTTTTAGGTCCTCCTGAGGTTCTGAAAGGCTTGTTTAACTTTTTACCTTTGTTTTTTTCTTCTGCCCAAGCTTCATGGGAGATGTCTTCTTCGATTCCCTCTAGTGAGCATGCATAACAATCCATATAGTGGATTTTTTCAGAAAAGTCTATTTCAATTTTTTTATTATTCATAATGATAAAATTTGGTATAGTATATAATACACGTATTTTTTATTTTATAAAGATAAATTCGTGTGTGTTTAATAGAATCCATGAAACGTGTTTGAATCCATCTTTCTCGTCTATAAAGTCTTTTAGTTTATTTGATTCGTTTGTTTTTGGCTTTCTTGATAAAATTGATAAGAAAGCATTTTCCACTTGTTTTTGTTTGCTGTTTTCTTTCTGCATTAATTTAATAAAGTCGGCGTCTTTTTTATTTAAAATATTACTTTCTACAAATCCATTTAATAAATTAAGAACTTGGGTTGTATTGGGTTCTGAATTGCTGTTGTCTATTTGTTCTTTGTCGCTGCCCCCAAATTGTCTAATTAAGTGTCCTCCAGGTGCAGGATACTGAAGGTAACTGCTTCTAACTAAATTCCTATCTTTAATTCGTTTTTCTTTATCTGAGCCAGAATAAATAATTGCAAGTAGATTTCGATTGCCGTCATTTTCTGAGGCAAGTTGTTTAAAATCAGCATAAATTTCTTCCCCCGTCATGTCTTTGTACCTTTCGTATAATGGAGTATAATCTTGTTGGTTGTGTAGATAAACTCTATCTTTTGAATCTATATTGTTATAAACTAAGGTTACTAACGAGTCCCATAATTGCTCCCCAGTCATTCTTCTTAAAATTGGTCCCTGAAAATTATAATCCTCAAGGGTTTTATAATCTTCTTTTTTACTTTCTCTTTGAAAAAGTTTTGTGTTGAGCAAGATTCTCTTATATTCCCTGAGATCATAATTAACACTCACCATTAATCTTTCCAAATATTTCATTAGCTTTTCGTTGCTTGCTAGGGTATTGTCCATCATTGAGTCTATCGGCTCTATTAAGCCTGCGCCAAAAATATGTTTCCAGATTCTATTTGCTATCATAGTCGTAAATCTCGGGTTGTCTTTGCTGGTTAACCAGTCTGCAAAAACTTCTCTGCTTTTTCCCTCTACTGCTTCTGTTGGTTTTGGAGTGAAGATTGCCTTGGCCATAACTAAATCTCCAGGTTTTCCATCGTCTTCTGCGAAATCTTTTGGTAGTTTTATGGTGCCCGTTCCATTGTTTTCTATTCCGAATTGGATTGAATCTCTAACTTGATTTCTCCAATTATTAAATAAGCCAGCCTTTTCATCTCCGTCTCTATTGATCGCTCTACTTAGTTCGCCTATAGCTTTGCCCCCCTCTTTCAGCCTAACATTTCCAATACCAGATGTGAAAGCGGTCATTTCGTAAAACTGTCTTTGGGTCCACTTGTCAAAGGGGTGATCGTGGCACATTGCACACTCAAGTTTTGTTCCCAGAAAAATACGAATGGTATGAGAAAGATTGTCTTCTTGCATGCCCCTGTCTCTAAGATAATAACTTATTGCCTCTCCTCCATCTAAAAGCTTGCCGCTGCTACTCAATAACTCTCGGACTATTTTGTCATAGGGCTTTTTGTTTTCCAATTGTACCCTTAACCATTTCCTATAAACCGACCCAACGTTTATATTTGTTCCGCTTACCCTATCTTTTATTCTTAGCATATCGCTCCACCAATTTAATTGGTGATTGACGTATCCATTTGAATTCAAAAGTTTTTGAATCAACTTATCTTTTTTATTGCTGTCTCTATCATCTATAAAAGCTTGTAGTTCAGATTGAGTTGGAATTCTACCTATAATTGTCAAGTATAGTCTTCTTGCGTAGGTATAGTCATCTAATTCTTTGGTTTTTTGTAGTTTTTTTGCTCTTAAATTTTGTTCTATCAAGCTGTCAATATATGATACGTAGGAATTTAATGTTCTTTGATCTAGTGGTCCTTTCGATTGAGGTATGGTACTGTATCTGCCTTGTGAATGATATAGCTCTACTTGTTTTTGAGAGTCTTCCGTGAGCAAGCCTATCTCGAATCTAAACTGCTGTAGGTCTTTTGCCCTCTGTATTCTTACGTGCGTTTCGTTTGCATCTAATATTTTAGCCTCTAAAATATTTCCGTCATTAAAATAGAGTTTTTCCGCAAAAATTACAAGCGGTAAAAAAAACAATATTGCTAGTGCCTTCATATAACCCCTCTTTTTCTCTTAATATAGAAATAAAGAAGCGCTGCTATCAGTGCTCCCCAGTAGATAATGTTTGTTTTGTGTTCTACGTGTTCACATGAACCGCTTGCGCATTCTAAGTATTGTGGGTCGATTTTATCTAGTATAGTTTTCATTTTTAATTTTTGGTGTATTTTCCGTCAGTTAAGCCTGCTCCACTTACTTGTAGATCAATGCCTATCCTCTTTGAGGCGTTTAGTATTAGGTCCATATAGTACTGGGGCTCTGCCTCTGACCTCGCGTGGTACTCGTCACTAAATACAATTCCATTTTTATTTTTTATGTTTTGTTGATTATTGTCTCTATGGTATTTTTTTAAATTTTCTTGCTCAAGATATCCTTGCCCATTCCATGCAAACTGTACCATTTCTTTGAATGATTTAGAGAATACCTTACCCCTATCTACTTGAAAAATAACTCCTCTGTAAAGTCCATTGTATCCATTTAATTGATTCTTGAGTTTGGATAGGTCGTGGCTATATTTATTTTGCGGAACTTTATTAAAATTTGGTAGGTGGTAATCTGGCGCAGCTTCGTCCTGAAAAGCTATAGCTAATACATTGTCTTTTTTTGAGGCTTGTGTGAAAAAGTTTAACGTTCTTTCTCCAGCGTCATCTATAATTGTTACCCTTTTATTGTATAGCGACTCATCGTTATTGTAATAGGGGAGCAGCGCTTTTTTCAACAATGTTTCCTTCATCTCCTCTAGTTTTACTCTGGTTGACAAAAGGCTTCCGCTTCCATCTACATGTATCATGATATGTAGAGCGCCATTTTGCGGGAGGTGATCGTAATTATATTCCCCTCTTCCGTTTGCGCCATACCCTACTCCTTGACCAACTCCCGTAGCCATTCCTAAACTTTCTTTAATATAACCTTGGGTTAAGCCTGCTGCCCCTCCAGCTCCAGCTCCTCCTATGAGACCTCCAACTCCCCCCGAAGGAATTGCATCTGAGGGTTGGCTCTCTAGGGGTTTTGCTCCTGTACCCACGCCCCCTAAGGTTGGAACCACCTCGCCATTAAGCATTCCCTCTCCAATTCCTCCACTAATGCCAGCGCCAGCTCCTGACCCAGCACCTATTGCAGAAGATCCAATTCCCGCTCCGACTCCTTGGCTTGGGTAACTATAGGCATAAAGCTGCCCACCCTTTCCCGTTCCATAACCTTTACTATCTTTACTGAAATCTAAATCTATATCCCCAAGTTCTTCGTCATTGTCTCTAGCCAAAGTTATCTTTGACATGTCTACATCATTGTCATATTCGCGAAATCCGATCTTGTCATGTCGATTTAACTTATCTTTTTTTGTATTTTTGCCAAAAATATCTTTTCCATCTAATTCCTTTAGCCTTCTGTCTAGAAGTCCAAGGTCAATGCTCTGATCCAACCTATCTGTGATATGAGTTTTATCAATGACATCATGAGAACTATTGTTCCTATGAATCCCAGAAACGAAATCACTGCCAGTATCAATGACTGAATGAACTTGCTCATCTCTATCTAAATCTATGTGTAAACCCCGAGAATTTCTTAAATTGTTATGTAAAAGATCTACATTATTATCTAATGTAGTTATGCGTTTGTTTTTTACGTTATTGGGTTTGGTTGTGTGGTGATGATCATTAATATACACCACTTTTGTTTCATGAGAAATGTTTTGTATCTCGGATTTGTTGTCATCTGGAGCGCTCACAATCTCAAGTTTTTCTGCACTCGCCCTATCTTTTAAGTTCATTAAAACTAAAAAGAAAAAGATAATTGCGCATATGTAACCAGCAATTAAATTTACTAGCGATGTTTTTTTGAGTTTTTTATTTTTCATTAAGTACTCCCTTTTTGAAAGAATTTATTAAAGCTGTTACTCCTTCTTGGTTTTTGGTCATTATATTTTCTCCGTTAATTAAAGATATCTTCCAGAATCCCGTTGATTTTTTGTGTTTAACATAAACTACATTTTTGGGGTTTATGTGGTAGGACTCTTCGGCGGTATCCTCAATTGTTATTATTGTTTTCATATTACCAAGGGCTTATTTCGTATCCAAATGTATTAAAAATTAAGTTTAGTATCCATAATATCAATAAATATATTGGAAGTTCTATTAGGAACTGCTTCCATAAAGGTTGGCTCAGCTTCCATGTTTTAAACCTATTTGGTTTGTCGACGCCAGTTTTTGCTGCAAGCTTTTTTGTTAGGAATTTTGTAATATTTCCTTGTAATCCCTTTAGCCATATCAGGGGGAAAAAGATTTTTCTTATTAATTGCATTTGCAATCTGCGCAATTCTTTTCGCAATTTTCGCAATGACAAATCTTGTCTCCGTTGCATTTATGCGTTAAATATAATCGTGTTTCCACTGTTGTGCAGTTGCAGAAACATAACGAACTTATTGCTAATAGTATGTATTTCATAATTTTATTATTAATATATATTTTTTTGCTTCAAAGTCAATTTTTCTTTTCTAAGCTCTTCCATAAAAAATTTTATTGACGCTAGGTCATTATTTTCTATCGCAACTCTAAGTTCATGTCTATATACTTTTATCCAGTCTCTTTCTTTTTCGTTAAATTTAGTATCTTCGGGCATTGGGTTATGTGTCGTAACGCAACTTGTTAGTAGAATTACTGGCCATAACTTAAACACATAGTAATTTACACCCTATTCTGGGGTTTGAGAAGTTATTGGATTGTATATTTACTTAAGGAATCCCTTAATGCGTCCTCTGTTGACCTGATTTTAACGTATTTTTCAATTTTTGTCGTATCAAGTACGCAATTTGATCTCGGTGCTATTGTTTGTTGCATAAAAGTATCTAAATTACTAAAAAATTTAAATTGTTTATCTGATAAGTTATGCTTTTTAATTAATTCCACAACATCTTTTGTGGTTAAGCTTCCTTTGTTGGTTATATTATAGATTCCGTATGGAACTTGTTTTTCTATTAAATCTATTGCATACTTTGCAAAATCAGCTCTATGTGACAAAGAGTTTTTTGCATCTAATAGTGTATCGTATGATAAAAGTTTTGTGAGGTAATTTCTTGGAGACGCGTGTTCGTCGAAGGGTATACGTAGCCTGAATATATAAGAATCGGGGTTGTTTTGAGATACAACTTTCTCCGCAAGCGCCTTTGTTCCGCTGTAAAAACTGCCGTTTTGAAAATTAAAGTTGGGTTCATCTTCTTCGGTGAAGTCTTTTTCATATCCACCATAAATGCAACCCGAGCTAATGTGAACATATTGATAACAGCGATCTTCGCAAAGCTGCGAAAGCATTGCGGGTAGCAAAACGTTTCCCTCTATACAGTCTGCTTTTGCTAACTCACAAGCATCAACATTTGGCTTGCCTATGTATCCTGCACAATTAATTATAATAATTTTTTCGCCTTCGAGTAGGTTGCGATTGAGATTGTTTAATAAAAACAAATCCAGCTGAGATTTATTAGTATAGTCTACATCTTTGCGAGAAAGTGTGATGTGGGTTAGGTTTCGTGACTGTAGTTCTTTTGTTATAGCTTCTGCTATGTAGCCATTTTTGCCGAGCATTAAGTACATATAAGTTTTATATATTTCTTTTTTTAAGAAAATCAAATAAAAAGCGGCTCAATGCCGCTTTAATTTTAAAATTATAATATTTTAATTTTCTTTGGTTTTTCTGGCTCTTTCTTTGGTAGTTCAACCAACAGGATTCCATTGTTGAAATCTGCTTTGGTTTTTTTGCAGTCGATATTATCTCCAAGTTTAAAAGACCGCTTGAATGAAGAGCGTTTTAATTCTTTACGGATGTATCTGGTCTTCGTATCCTCGCTGTGGCTGTGCTTCAATCCAGAAATGGTCAGCACATTTTCTTCTAGATCAACGGAGACTTCTTCTTTTCCTAGTCCTGGAATTTCTGCTTCTATGGTAATCTTGTCATCGTGGTCGATTACATCCACTTTGGGATAAGAATTGTTTCCAAAGAACTCTATGCCAAATTCTTGGCCAAAGGCTGGAAAGGCTTTCGCTAGAACATTGTCGAACAGCGAATCGAACGGGGTGAGAAATTCATCTCTACTTACTCTTGATGGTATTTTTTTATATGTCATTTTAACTCCTTGTTTGAATGTTAGTGAGCCCTTTCGGCACTCAAGAAGCCTCGTTTGAGTACTTCCATATATATTATAGCTAAAATTATGCCAAAATCAAATTAAAATAAAATTTGAAGTGCAATCGCCAGAGATAAGAGGGCTGCTATTTGCCAGAGTTTTACGTGATGAATCATATCTTTATTATATGAGGATTTGACAAAAATCAAATTTTTAAAAAATCGCTTTTCCAGAAATGCATATCTAGCCACTCTTCATTATCTGAAAAAATAGCTTTTATTTGTGGTGAGACGTCTCCTATTGTCTTTGATTCTGTATGTATCATATCTATAATATCTTGAATGCAGCTTGGTCTTAGAAGGCATTTTTCTCCTTGATTTCTATAAAAATCAAAGACTGTATGTCGGGTGGACGAGAAATGTTTTAAGCGTAAACTCGAAAAGTCTTCTTTTTGTATCGCGCGAGGCCTAACTGCAATCGTTTTTACTCCCATGTATCCAAGTTCTTTAGCGGTTAACATTGACCCTCCCGCACTAAAGTTTAGGTTTAGAAAGCACTTGTCGTAATAGTCTCTTTTTAGCGTTTTGTAATCAAAATAGTCTGCTAGGGATTCGTGGTTTGTGGTAATAAATTCGTAGGAAACTGATTCTTTAAGTATTTCAATCATACTCATTTCTTGGGGATTTGCGCTTCTCCATGTGCTGTGATAGTAAATTTTGTCGCCCTTTTCTTGTGGACGATATAGGGACATATCTTTTAGCTCTGGTTGGAACCCTTTAACGACTATATTTTCGGGAATTTTCGCAAAAGTCTTTTCTCTTCGTCTATTTCTAGATTGAAATTGCCTATTTTCTGACCCATTAAGGCCTGCCATTATGTATACATTTTTTAACCTTACTAGCCAGTCTTTGTTTTTTTTTATAAAGTTATGGGCGTCTATTAAGGAAACTGGGTGGAGTAATATTTCATGGTTACACTGTGTAGAGTAGTGTTTTATTTTTTCTGCGCTGTTGCCTCCGAGACCGAAAAAGAAACACGGAGAAGTGTAACTTGGGCTCTCGCTATGGTCAGAAAAATTCCACCTAGATAAAAAGTCGTGTTTAAACTTTTTTGCTAGTTCGGGTTGTACATAGGCTTGATTTACTTTCATATATCATATATACACAGAAATTTACTTTAAACACCTTTTGTCATATGTTCCAAGCCAGCATATAAACGCTATGGTAAAACTAAATAAGCAAGTGAAGTCTTTATGGCATGCTAGAACGAAAGCCGCCCATATATTTATGGCACTAAGGCAGAGAAGAAGTTTTCCTCTTGCCGTGTACCTTGTCATCTCTCCCTTAAGATTCTAGCTTATCGTCTAGCTGTTCTTGGATTTCCTTAATCCTATCTCTTAGTGTGCCTACTGTGGTTTTTAAGTAGCCACAATCTTGCGGCTCAATTCTAGACTCCAAAACCCTAACTTCTTCATGTAAGACGTGAAGATGTCTTACCATGTCTCTTATTTCTTTCATATTATTCATTGATTATTTTCGCACAAAAATTCTGCCATTTCTTGTATTCCTATTTCTTGCAAAATATCTGCTCCAAGTTTATTGTAAATTTCTTTGTCAGAAAAGCCTTCTAGTTTTGCCCACCTATACTTTTTTCCGTCTCTACGAAAACATCTTATTTGATCATTCTCGCAAACTCCTAGGCATCCCCATTTGTTTCTTCCAGACTTTAGTATAATTACTTTGTTTCTTATGCTTGATTTCAGGTCACTGTGCTTTAGTTTCACTCCTCTTTCTTCGCAAAACTGCTTTAGAGCTTCTAAAGCTGTGACCAATCGAAAGCTCATTAAGCTTCAAGCATATCGGGAATATCTGATGTAGCCTCTTGGCTTGTCGAAACCTCTTCGCTACCTGTATTTTCTACAGTATTCTGCGCAGAGTCTTCTGCTTGATAAACAATGAAGTCTGGAGCTTTTGGGTTGTCCTTTTTGTATTTGTTTGTAAATACAACAAGCTTTACATTTGTTTCTACCCCAAACTCTCCAACTTTAACGTGTCCAGAAAGATAGTTTTGGTTTCTTCCTTCTCTCCTCCAGAGTGCTCCCATTTCTCTATTCTTCCAGCCGTTATTGTTTTCTTGATTATTGGTATTTTCTTCGCTCATAATATTGTTTTAATTGTTAATGATGCTTACAATATAAAACAACTTTGAGATTCGTCAAGAATTATTTTTTTCTTTTTTTAATTCTTGAGCGTTCCATTTCTTCTGTGGAATCTTTTGGTGTGTCAATACCTGTTGCAATTATTTTATATGCGGGTTCTTGTTTTTTTTTAATATTTTTTTGCTTTTCCACTATGTAAACGGGAGGTTTTTCTTTTGTTGAGAAAATTTCTTTCTCTCCGTCTTTCTCCTTATGGTTCTCTTTCTCTTTCTCTTGTATCGTGTTGATCTTTGACACCCTGATAGAAGAAGTTGCGGCTAAAAGCATTAATACTGCAAGCGGATCAAATACAAACATTATAATAGTTGTAATCATTCTAACCGCCGAATCGTTTTCTAGGTCAACTATTCCGAACTCTCGTAGTATCTCTGCAACATATTTTACTGGACCAATTTCTGCCTCAATTTCAGAAAGGCTATCTTTTTCATCAAACTTTCGCAGCTCAAGTTCTTCTATTCCGTTTTGTATCGATTTTATTTTCAAGCTAGAATCTTCAATCAGTTCGTCTAGCTCGGTTTGACTTGCGAGATCTTTGTTTTGGTAGCTATCTATTTTGTCTCTTATCTTTTTTATTTCTTCCGCAGAAGAAACTCTATGGTTGTTTATGGCTGTTTCGTATTTCGCCATCTTGTCTTTAATCTCTTGTCTTTCTGCGGCTTGAGTTTCTTTGAGTTCTGCAAGCTTCTTTTTCTTGTTTGAGAACAAGCCTCCACCTTGTGATTCTATGAGTGCGACTTCTGCATCAAGCTCTTTGCGCCGCTCTGTTAATTTGTCGATGTAGCCCTGCTCAATTTTAATGTTTTTGTCCAAGGATTCCTCGATGCTCTTGATTTTATCTTCTTCTCTATCAAAATTTACATCTGTTCGGGATGTAAAGTCTTGAAGGCGTTCTTTTGCTTGAATTATTGATTCATTGAGCCTCTTAATCTCAATATTTTCTCTTTCTATTTTATTGTCTATCTGGGATATGGTTGCCGCAACCTTTTGTGATTGCCTCTCGTGTTCTATGTGCGCCTTACTGAGGTACCCAAAGATACCCATGCTTGTTATTCCTATTAATACTATGACTGCGGCAGTAAGGTATGATTTAAGAAAGAAGCTTGTTTTTTTCCAGTTGGCATGTAACCATACCGCGGTTACAAGTTTTGCTGCTTCGAGGACCGAACCCATAATTATTACAGACCAAAAGGCTCCAGAAAAAATTACAGATAATCCGATAATGCTGAATATTCCAGCTACTAGTGAAATGCTAATTGCTGACGCAAAAAGCAGATAAGGTAATATGTTCGTCTTCATGTGTGTGGTGTACAGGTTATTATTGTTTTATAGTAATCTAAATTTTTTACCGACAGCTTCCAGTTTTTATGTTCTGCAAATTTTGGCCATGGATTTTCTAGAGCCCACTTTCTGTTTTTCATTGTTTCTTCAAAAAGAATCTTGCCCAATTCTTCGTCGGTTGAATCCTTCGCAACTTCTGTAAACTCTTCTTGTCCAGAGGAGCGCTCGATATTTTTCGTGACAAGGTGATGAATCTTGTTGTTGTCTATATACTTTTCATCTAAGCCTTTTTGAATTAACCTTCCGTAAAGATCGTCATCGTCCCATCCGTAGGAGGTTATTCCTTCGTGATATCCATTAACTTCGTGAAAATCTTTTGTTTTGCATAAGAGTTGTCCATTTAAATGTAGCTCGTTGTCTGTTCTTGCTACCCTCCAACTTCCGTGGTAAAATTCTACGCCGTTCAATAAATGAGAAGTAAAAAAATCAGGAGTAATCAAAACGTCCGCGTCTATTTTTGCCAAAGAATCATAACTAATAAATTTGGATCCCAAATTGAATGCCCAGCTTAATACCCATCTCTCTTGTCCCTCTGCTCTTATTATTTTTATTTTTTTTCCGTTCGTGTATTCTGGTATAATGTCTTCTACCTTTTCTTCGGAGCTCCAGTCTACTATCACGATTTCATCTACGCTTGGGCACGCCAGCCAGGTTGGTAGCGCGATTTTTAGGTTTTTATTTCGGTTCATGCAGCAAGTTAAAATAGAAAATCCTGGATTAAACTTTGTCTTCCTGCAATTTATTTCTCTGGTTGTTTGGGTTTCTTTTAAGCTTCCAAAAGCTATTTCTGGTCGATCTGTTTCTACTACATTCATTTTTACTCTATTTAGTTGGCTGGCGATTCTCGAAAAAGAACTGAATTTTGTTCCATATATTCTTTTCGTTCTTGAAAGTAGCCACATATCACACATGGCGGCAAGTTGCCCTTGTTTTTCCGCCTTGAATGAACTGTCTACAAATTTTTTTTCGTGATAAATTAGTTTGTCTTGGTAGCGTTTTTTGAACCGCTCTAGCGTGTTTTCATCATCAGTTGTAAGAAAAATTTTTGCGTCTGGATTGTTTTTTAATTCAATGTCCACTATAGATTCAAAATCCGCTTGTGTGGATCGTAGGTATTGTTTTTTATTTGGATTTTTTTCTGATACTGCGTCGCCCCTGCGAATATGTAAACCAAACGTATGCTGTTGTTCGATTTTTTCTAAAGTCGGCGCAATCTGTAAAAAAAGGTTGCCGTTTATTTGAACCTCTGACATGTTTCTCAAAAAACGCCTCCACCAGTCTGGCACATATGCCTGAACGAGGCTTATCCAGAATGCCCACGGCATGAAATTTGTACATTGTACTGTCATGCGCTGGTGTTCTCCTTTGAATATTTGTCTAATATATTCTGCTCTTTTTTTATTTTCTGGTCTTGGAACTGAAGATGATGCGTGGTCTATGTCGTTTTCGTAGACTCCAGCGATATGTTCGTCGATGTTGAAAGACTGTTTTCTGTATTTTTCCCACTCTGCTCTGCCTATTAAATTAACATTAATTGACGCTGGATCAATGAGATGTTCGATCTTGGTATCGTCAAATCCTGGCCCAGTCTCCCATAAAACATAAACTGGTAAATCCAATACGTCTCCTATTATCTTGAATGAGAGCAATGCTCTCAGGCGATTTCCTAGTCCGTTTTGGGGTCGAATCAATAAATATCTATCGGGCAAAATTTTTTTCTTTTTTAATATGCTTGCTATAGATACTTGTGAAAATGTCGAACCAAGTGCTTTAAATATTGTCTTAAAAGGCATATTATATAATACACTTTAAGTTACATAATTAAATTTTTTGAATACTTTATTTTTAATTTTTTAAAGGCATTAATATAAACTTGTGATAATTTTTTTCTATTTTCGTCAAACTCTTTTCCAGAGAAAGTAGTTTCTTTAAATATTTGTTCTGGAGTTTTGTTGATTGAATCTCTTAAATCGCAAAAGGGTATTTTGTGCATTGCACATAATTCATTGACTCTTCCGTCATGTATCGCGCATATCGTAGGAAGCTCTGAGGCTATAGATATCATTGCTCCGTGTATCCTTGGGGTCAAAACATGCCCTTTTGAGCTTTCAAGAAAAGATTTTAGCTCGTTTGGTGATACAAATACATTATATTTATCTTTAGATTCTCCTTTTGCAAGGCTGGCTAGGTTTTTAATTTCTTTATCTACTGACTGGTCTCCTGCACTGGAAAATAAATTCCACATTGTTCCATCGCAGCCATTAACCATAATATGGTCTGCTGTAGTCGTCATTTTTTTATATAATGTATTTAACGATGGTTCTGCATGGGATAATTGGCTGAAATATATTAGCTTTTCGATTTTGCCTTGCATTTTTGCCTCTATTATTTCTCCTAAATTTTTCTTGCCATTTAAAAATAGAGATTGGCATCCTGTGATGTGAATGTTTTTTTTGATTCCATTGTCAAATAGGGATTTTTTTGTAGTCTCTCCCCTGATCAAGAGGTGATTGCCTTTATCGACGAACCGTAGGAAAAAGTCTCTTAGGCTTTTGGGCATAGTGGGAATTTTGCCATCTAGATTTGTTTGTGCTCCAAGTCCAAACAAGACTACTGGTACAGAAGAGCTTTCTGAGAGATTTAAAACTCCATTTATCCAAAGCTGTTCGTTGCCATCGATCATATTTGCAACTGTCATCACCAAGAGCTTGCAGGAGGAATTTATTTCTTTAGGGTCGGTTCCAGTATGCACGAACTTAATTTTTTCATCTATTGTTTTGAGCGCGGCAAGTCGATGAACTATGTTTCCAGTATTATTCCCAGAGAATTTTTTGACGTGATTAAAGCTCCAGCCCGAGGAGTCTAGAGTATTATTGTATAACTGCTCCCATTCGAGAGCGTTTTCTTCGTTGTCGCATATAAAACCTACGCTTTTCATTTTATTTTTCGTTAATTATAATTATATTTTCATTGTTAATGCTTGCTATTCTATCGTAAAACATATCAAACATTTCATAATCTTTTAATCCTAGAAAATTCGACATATGTTTAGGGGTGTCTATATTGATGGCGCCGAAATTTGATTCGACAATGAAAGATTTTTTTTCGTTTGCTTTTTTAAATTCATATAATTTGAACGAGTCCAGGTCCTGGTATTTTATAAAATCTACCCCGCTGAAATAGTTATTTATCTTTACGATTAAATAGAATAATTTATTGGCGAATCCGTTAGATTTTACCATACTATATCCCTCCGAACAATTTTGGTCATAGGAATCATCATCCAGGGACAATGTGCTTTTTGTCCGAAATAATAAAAAATTTTCAATGTAATTATAGTTTCTGATAACTAGCAAAAATAATTTAAAAGTGTAATAGCATTGTTCATAATGGCTATAATGGGGGTATCTAAAGCCGAATTCAGTGATTAGCAGTTTTAGATTATATTTCTTACAAATATCTATAATGTCTTCAAAATGCTTCTCCATATTCTGCGGGTCATATGTATAAAGATGTACTGATATAAACTCTAATAAATTTAATTGGTCTTTGAATAAATGAATGTAATTTGAAATATAATTCGAATGGTCGGTTGGGAATGTATGTGTATTTAAACCCACGATGCTAAAATTAAATTTCTTTGCGCATTCTATTTGCATATCCGTCATTGCCTTTAATGTTTCTAGATCGTCTGCATATTCATACCCTATCGAACTTTCATTCCAAACTTCAATATAGACTTTTCCTTTTATTCCGTTGCTGTTTATCGTTTTGAATATTGAATTTATTAAACTTTTATATTTGTCGTAGTCGTATGGGCCATACTTATGAAAATTATTTTTACTCTTGTTCTTGGACAGCCAAATTGGCATTTTTTTAAAACAAAATATAAAATTATTATTTAGCATGTCTTTGTCTACCAGGCTGGGGTTATACTTACCCCCAAAACTTAAGTCTTCTTTGTAGGCAGACAGGTCAATCATTTTTCTATGGTTCTTGATATTGAGATTTTTGTTGTAGAATGTGGCGGCGTAATCCGAGATGCCGAATTTAGATAAGCATTTTATATTTTTATATTCTTCGTCTAGAATTATAAAATAATATTTAAATGTTTTTGACTCGCTATGTATACGTAATTCGTATTGACCAGGGAAAAACTCACCTTTTACCCAGACATCTTTCCTGATTGGGTTGAAGTTGTCGGTCTTTATTAAGTGGTTGTTCTTGTATATTTCGTATTTAAGCAAGTTTATAGGGCTAGTTATGTGAGCCTTAAAGTATTTATTTTTAAATACATTTTTAAAAATATTATCTGACTTAAAATCTATAGAGGGGCTTTGCGTTTTTGGTAAATCTTTATTTTTACAAAATCCTAAACTGCAATATAGGTTCGTATCTCGTTCAGCCATACCTCTCGAGCGGAGACAAATGCTTGTTATTTTTTTAAGCTTGTTGCTAAACCATTTTAAATTGAGGTGAAAAGCTATATCTTTATTATAAACACCTCTTGGCAAAAAGTCTTTAAAGTTGCCGTATTTAAAAAGACTTAATTGTTTTCCGTCATATAATTCAATCTGGGGATATATACGATCATAAGTGCTCAGCGAGGCCTCCAGTGCATCATAACTAATTTTAAAAGTAATATTTAATTCGTCGTTCCATGGAATAGGTTCTGCAAAATTATGCTCAAGGGCTGACGTCTTCCCTTTTTTGACGTCCATGTTAAATTCTATATTCATTCCTCGATCACTTATCTGGTAGCGTTATGTCTTTTTTATTGTTTATTGACTTGAGTATATCATGCTGCCATTCTTTGCACCCCCCCTGAAGGTGTAGGAAAGGCACTTCTTTATCGTTGTAAAAATATGCACCTTCTTTGAGGGTTAGTTTTTTGCAGCCCATTCCTTGAAGCTGGAATGCTTGAGAGGGTAATATTAAGTTTTTATATAATGGATCTTGTCTATAATTATTATAGCTATTCGCAAAACAGACATTTTTTATGGTAATGGGTAAATTTTTAGGTGTCGAGGGCTCTCTAACATATTCGCAACGCCCTTCCCCTTTGTATTTCATAATGGGCTTATCTCGAACTTTCTCCGAGTTTGAAAAATCACCAATTAGCTGCATATCTGAAATGTGTATATCTTTGCGATCATGTATCCGTTGAGCCATAGTCTCCATGCCTATTTTTTTAAGTTGAAAATATGTTTTTTGCCGCGCAACATCTGCAATTTCTCTTAACACTGCAAATTTTTCTTCCTGCGTTAAGGAATATAGTTCTAAAATATAGTTTGCAAAATATTTTATGGCGCTTTGCTTCCAGAAACAGAGAAAGGGAACTGATACTATATTTGAATCTTTTATTAGGTCATATTTATTGTCATAAAATACATCTAGAGTTTTATCCGACAATACAAGAACGTCGCTATCTAGGTATAGCGCTTCTTGAATTCCGCGATTCTCCATAAACTTATGGAGTATTATCCATCTGTCAATGCAAAATTTTTCAAAACGAAACCTGCTCCACTGTTTCCAGGGCGCGGGAGAATAATTTACAAAATCACTATCAGGTATTCCAGAAAATTTATCATACCTTTCGAAATTAATTTTTAGCTCCTCTGCCGTTGCCCTGTTTTTTTCGTCCCCAATCAACCAAAAATTACAATTCGGGATTACTGCTAGCACTCTTTCTATGTTTGGGCGCAGGTAAGGGGCGGCTCCTCTATGTATCATTACTATATTTGGAGAATTCATTTTTTATTCTCCAAATTTGTAACCGAAATATTCAATATCTTTTGCATACCTTTTCGCAACTATATCACGAGTTTCATCATCGTAGTATTCGGTATAGTGTTTGTGTTCGCTTTTGTTTTTATGTGGAAGTTTCTGTTGAGGGATTCCAATTTTACCACAAATGATATCAAAGTCTTCTTGGAAGTTTCCGAATCTACCAATAAAATTTAATTTTACTTTGTTGTCGGAGTCTTCCAGGAAATCCAGGTCGGAAAGTGGGTTCTTGACAAGAGTGTACGCACTATGGGTTTTCATTCCCAGACGAACCCATTCATTGAAATCTTTAGTTTGATATTCATTTAATTTTGGATAGTTTTTTTTGTGAAACAGGTACCACGACACAGCTTTATCGAAAATATTACGTATAATCGTAAAGCTAAAATACTCATTTTTATTGGGATGAAATTTAAATGGGACGTGTTGCGGGCCTCCTTTTAATTCTAGCGCGGCCTCCACGCTTGTGCCTCCTGCTTTCGGGATATGAATAAAAATAAACTTGCGCTTGTGATCTATCATAAATATTCAGCTTCGAAGTCTTCAACTGAAATTAGATTCAGCCACTCTTTTCTATTTCTGTTTAAATTTTCGTAAGTTAATTCTAGCCCTTTAAGATCTAATAATTCTTGGGCACCTCTTTGGATTACCCCGCACCCCAAGTCCGTGTCTACCACAAACATTTTCAGGTTTGGATTATGAGAACGAATGTTAACCCACGCCTTCCAGCAATCCCCAGTCCAGCCTGGTCCGACGTTAGCTTTTGGGACTGACTGCATATCCTTTGTTATCGGAGACATATCGTGGCAAACTATAAAACCCCCATGGTTCAAAAAGTTTAGGGAATTAATGATATCTTTCTTGACTTGATCTGCAATATGCAGGCCGTCGATAAAGATGACATCAAAGCTTTCTTTATTTTGTGCAAAGAACTTATCTGACTCCATTTTATACGTCGGCATATCACTTTCTTTTAGCAATTTCGCGCCATCGGACACACACGGATCAACTGAAACTTTGTGGCTGCATTTTCTTTTTTTAAAGCCTTTGGCATTGCCTATTCCTATTTCTAAATATGACTTTGCCTCTATTTTGTTAATTAGGGCTTGGATTACTTCGTGTCGTGGGATTTTTTTATTTTTCATATAATGATATTGTAAGATTGCCTACCTTTTTATATACACTCTGTGTATGACTTTTGTATGAATTTAATAATAGATTGCTCATTAACGGTTCCGCCGAGCGAAATTTATTGTTTTAGAGACGTAACATTATACGCAAAAACCTTTGTTTTCCAAGATATTTTGGTGCAATGCGAGAAAAATACCAGAAGCATGTATTGGAAGTGGCTAAAGGATAATAGTATCCATGATTTCGTCTCGTACATGCTCAAGCCTTCTGAGCGGGAGAACGGCTTTAAAATTGCCCCTAGGGAGGCTAATTTAAACATAGATAGAATAACAGCTGACAACTTGAATTTTGTAATATCTTGCATCTCTTCTGTTAAGAAGAGTTAAAGATCGTGATATTTTTTCTCCCACCAAGGCTTATTTTTCGCTCTTTCTTTGAGATAATTAATTATTAATTCTCTTATCGCTTGGCTTTCTACGCAGCTTTTTATATACTCCACTAATGGTTTGTTGTGTTTGTCTGCCCATTCTGTCCATTCATTGTAGACCTCTTCTGTAATTCTTAGATTAATCTCTTTGAATTTTAATTTTTCATCTGGGTCGATATATTTTTTATTTTCCATATAATATACTACACAAAAAATGAAGAAACTTTGGTTAATATGGGCAAGAACTTTGGATCATAGGGTTGGTAAGACTGATGAAGACCAACCTGATATACCTATACTGTCTTTAAAGGAGGCAAGATTTAGTTTGATCTTGAGAACAATAATTGTCGTATTAAATATGGTAACATGTGTATTTATTATAGCAAACATTATAAAAAATTGGTAAAATGAACCTAAAACAATTACAATTTGAATTAATAAAAAAAGATAAACAGATCTCTGAACTGTATGCCCTGATAGATACTCTGCAGACCAATCTAAGAACCGCAATTTTTTATATCTCTGAAGAGGATAAGCCGAAGGTCACTGGTGTACAGAGTTACAAGTGGTGTACGAATTGGAAGCAGGGTGATGAAAAAGTATAATCAAATAGATAAAAAAATATTAAAGTCTTTACCTAATCCAAGTGAGGGTGCCTATGAAATAAAAATTAAGGTTCCCGAGTTCACTTTTCTCGGAGTAAAAGAGCAGCCTGATTTTGCAAATGCATATCTTAGTTTTTATCCCAAAAATAAAATTATTGAATTAAAAAGTTTAAAGCAATATGTTTTTCATTTAAGAGATATTGTTGTGTCTTACGAGAGATTAATTAATATATTTTATGAAGATTTAATAGAGGTTTATGAGCCCGAACGATTGAGATTGGTCATGGTTTTTAATCCACGGGGCGGAATATCTTCCAAATTGACTATTGATTCTGATTGGTCTGCGAGAGGCGGGTATGAGAAATTTAAAGATTGGATAGAAAAAGAAGAAGAGTGGAATGTTGTTATGTAATGGACAAAAAAGATTTGCCCGATAGTTATGTTCCAAACGCTTACGCTTTACCTTATGGCAGTAATCTTTCTGCGCCTGTAATTAAACCCGACCATAGTCTTGGGGGCTGGAAAGTTGGCGCAGTTCATTCTGCAAACAAACATTACGAAGAGCGTTTTGATAAATTAAAAAGAGAATTCGAGCAGCTTGTGGATGACGTTAAGTGGAACGAAATAATATTTAACGCAGAAATGAGAATGAAGCCTGTTATAGGTAACATATATCACCTATACAGAAAAGACTCTGGTGAATATTTTATGAGCTTGTTTGCCCCAAACGAATGCACATGGGGCGAAAAACATCAGGGCAGCTTTAGATTAAACTATGACAACCGCTGGGAAAAACAATAATGGAGCCACCTGTCGGGATCGAACCGACGACATCCTCATTACAAGTGAGGTGCTCTACCAGCTGAGCTAAGGTGGCGTTAATTTTTTAACACATCGGGGTTTTGTTTTATTGTTTGTTTTGTGATTAAATCTTTAAGTCGAGTTGTTGACCACTCGTGTGATCTTGTAGTGTATATTACGCGAGGAGGAAGGTCGTCTCCAGTAAAACTTTTACCAATATAATCTTCTCCGAGTATACGAATATCAGGTTTCCAGAATTTTATAAGTTCAACAAGCTCTTCTTCTGTTTGGTACATATATACTTCATCTATATACTTTATCGCCATGAGGGCTTTATAGCGTTCGTAATATGGTATTACAGGTTTGTATTTCGTAAACCGAGTGGCGCTTGGGTCTTTTTGAAGAAAAACTAAAAAACGATCACAATGTCGTTTAGCCTCTTCAAATGTATAAATGTAACCTGGGTGCAATAAGTCAAAATTGCCTGCTGTGAATCCTGTTATTTCTTTATTCATAATAATTCCTTTAGTCCGTCTTTAAATTTTACACTAGGGAACCAATTTAATTCATTTTGAATTTTACTATTATCAATTGCATATCTCCAGTCATGACCTAGCCGATCTTGAACAAATTCTATTTGGCTTTCATTTTTTTTCAAGAGCTTGAGGATAGTCTTAACAATATCGATATTGCGGACTTCATTTTTGCCCCCAATATTATAAACTTCTCCAATTTTTCCGCCATGTAATACTGCATCAATGCCAGAGCAGTGGTCTGAAACATGGATCCAGTCGCGAATATTTCTTCCATTACCATAAACAGGAAGTTTTTTTCCTTCCTTTGCCTTTTTGATCATTAATGGAATTAATTTTTCTTCGTGTTGATTCGGGCCATAATTATTTGAACAACGAGTAATCAAAATGGGATAATTGAAAGTCTCATAAAAACTGCGACATAATAAATCCGCGCTAGCCTTACTCGCAGAATAAGGGCTATTTGCTTGCAGTGGAGTATTTTCAGTGAAAGCATCGTCTTCTTCAGTTAAACTGCCATATACCTCATCTGTGGACACTTGAAGGTATCTTTCGATACTTGGGCAATCGTGGAGCAAACTCAATAAAGAATGTGTTCCATTTATGTTGGTCTGAACGAAAGGAGTTGAATCATTTATACTATTATCAACATGACTCTCAGCCGCAAAGTTAACAATGTAATTTATGTTTTGGTGGTGTATAAGATTTTTGATACGTTTTGTATCATTTATATCGCAAATAGATAGAGTGTATCTTCCTGACTGCCTTATGTCTTGATCTATGTTGTCGTAACTTGCTGCATACGTTTTGAGGTCAACGTTGTGAATTTTATAATCATACTTATTGAATATGTGTTTTATAAAATTGCTTCCAATGAAGCCTAGTCCGCCTGTTACTAAAATAGATTTATGACTTGATTTCTCTTCCATCAAATTGAGCCTCTAATTCTTTTAGAAATCTGTTTCTTTTTTCTTCTGGCAATTTCTTGTATTCTGTATAAAGTCTTCGAAAAACTCTTTTGTGTACTTGGTCTTCTTTATTGTACTTTATAATTTTTTTTATTTTTTTAACTGTTTTTTGGCTCATAGTTCTATGTATTCTACATTCTTTGGATTTAAGATTGAGAGATCTGTGCCTCCTGCATAGCTAACCGAGCTTTGTAGGTCTTCCTCGATCTCTAAAAGTTTTGATTTGTAAGTCATACCAGACGAAGGTACGTTTTTTAATACCCCCTCTATGTGGGTTTTTGTTTTTTTATTTTCAAAACTTGCTGACCCATAGTAGGCTTTATGTGTCGAGCCCTGTATTTTAATAGAGTGTGCGGGGCTATCAGTACATGCCGCGAAAATTCCTCCTGCCATAACTAGGTCTGCTCCCGCAACTAAAGCTTTAGCTATGTCTCCATTACATTTGACCCCTCCGTCTGCTATGACTGGAATTTTTTTGTGGTCAGCTGTTTGATTAAATAAATCGCCAGAATAAACTTCTGCGCAATTTTTGACGCAAGTAAACATTGGCATTGTGAATCCAGTCTTGTCTTTTGTTGTGCAAGGTGATCCTTGTCCAATTCCTACTTTAACCATATCTGCACCCCAATTGTATAAATCTCTAACCGCCTCTGGTGTCGCGACATTCCCAGCAATAATCTTCGTTGAGGGCATTGCTGCTTTGCAGTGCGCCAACATTTCTTTCATTTTTTTTGAGTGTCCGTGTGCAATATCAATTGTGATGCAATGTACCCTTCCTCTTTGTCCATTTCTTTTTAGCTTCGAGAGGGTTTGTATATCGTTTTCTTGTACACCAAGACTAATGGAAACTAGATTCCACTCTTCTCTGTTTGCCCTGTCTGCAAAAGCCACGTTATCTACATCAAACCTATGCATAATATAAAAATATCCATTCTCGCTCAACCACTTGCATAAATCTTCTGTGATTACCGCCTTCATATTGGCGGGAATAATTGGTAATTTATAGTCTGCGCCAAATATAGATGTCGCTACGTTGCATTCTGACCTACTTTCGCACGATGAATAGTTTGGTTTTAATGAGATGTCTGAGTATTTCAAAGCTCGCATAGGTTATTATATATACCTGATATGTAAAAAATCAAGATGTTACTTCGCTTCTATCTCTGATTTTGATTCTTTGAATTTAAAATTAATTTCTTTTAGGTCTTTGTTTTCTAAAATTTTTCTTGCACAAATCGACTGAACTTCGTCTCTAAAAATTCTTTGCAAGGGTCTTGCTCCCATGTTTTCCTCCATTGCTCTTTTGCATATATCTATTCTTGCTTGCGCTGAGATCTTTAAGTTTATGTTTTTCTTTTTTAATTGTTTTTGAAAGTCTTTTATTTCTGTGTTTAGTATTTTTCTTAAATCTTCTATTTTTAATTGATTGTAAGCTATAATAGAGTCTATCCTATTCAAGAGCTCAAGTTTAAAATGCTTCTTCGCTGAATTTAAAATTGATTTTTTTAGATCTTTTGTGTTTGGCTCTTGGCTCATGAAGCCTACTGAGCTTGTTTTTTGATATAACTCTTGCCCAACATTAGACGTCATTACTATTATTGCGTTTGAGAAATCCGCAGATTGCCCCATATTGCCCGTTAATTTTCCTTCTTCTAGGATTTGAAGTAATAAATTTAATACGTCTTCGTGCGCTTTTTCTATTTCGTCAAAAATAATAACACAATACGGGTTTCTCTTTACTCTTTCTATTAACTGCGCTCCTTCTTCGTATCCAACATATCCTGGCGAGGCCCCAATTAATCTTGTTATTGATGTTTTTTCTGAGAACTCGGACATGTCTAACTGAATTAAATTATCCTCTCTTTCAAATAAATTTCTGGCAATCATTTTTGCCGTGTATGTTTTACCTAAGCCCGTGGAACCTAGAAAAAGAAAGCTTCCTATTGGCTTGGTGCTGTCACTTAAGCCCGAAAAAGAAAACATAACTGCTTCGTTGATCGCTTTTACTGCATCATCCTGGCCAATAACTGATTTCAAGAGCTTTTTTTCTAAGTCGATAGCTTCGCTGCTATAATCTTTTTTGATTTTTTCGATGGGAATGCCTGTTTTTTCTGAAATTACTTTGTATAAGTCTTGTTCTGTTACTTTTACTCCTATTTTCTTACATTCTTTTGCCCAGTCATCAAGTTTATTTTTGTACGACTCGAAAACCTTCTCTGCCCTATTCATTATTTTTACTTTAGCTTTTCCTTTTGCAAATTCTTCCTGGTCGAAAAGTTTTTGTAAATTTTTTTCTATTTTTTTAATATTCTGCGGTCTTTTAAATGCTTTTATTTTAACTTTAGAGGCAGATTGATCTATTAAATCTATTGCCTTGTCTGGCAAAAACTTATCCATGATATATTTTTTTGACAAGTCTACTGCTGCCTCTATTGACTCTGCTGTGTACTCTATACCGTGAAAATTTTCATAGGTTTTAGAGACTTTATTTAAAATTTTAATTGCTTGATCTCTCGTTGGCTCATTTACTGAAATTGAATGGAACCTTCTATCTAATGCTCCATCTTTTAGTATTGTTTTTCTATATTCATCAAAAGTTGTCGCTCCAATACATCTTACTTGACCCCTTGCTAGGAAGGGTTTTAAGATATTTGCTGCGTCCATTCCTCCTTCCGAGTTGCCTGCGCCAATAAGCGTATGAATTTCATCTATAAATAATATGACTCTTTGGTCCGCCGAAGCTTCTGTTATTAAATTTTTTAACCTTTCCTCAAACTGTCCTCGATATTTTGTCCCCGCAATCATTGCTGGTAAATCTATTGCATAGATTTTTTTATCTAATAAAAATTCTGCCGAATCGCCTTTTGCTATTTTTTGAGCTAAAGCTTCAATTACTGCGGTTTTCCCTACTCCAGCATCTCCTAATAATATTGGATTATTTTTTGCTTTTCTGCATAAGACTTCTGATATTTGGATTATTTCATTTTCTTTATAGAAAACTTCGTCTAATTTATTTTGTGCTGCAAGTTCCGTGTAGTCGATAGAAAATTTTGCTAACGCGCTTTCTTTGGGTTGCGTTTCTGTAGTATTTAGCGGTGTTGGTGTGCTGGGGTTTTTTTCTGGAGACTTGTTGCAAGTTATATACTCTTCTACTGATCGTAATACTTTCTGTATATTATGTCCCAAATCTTCAAAATAGTCTTTGATTCCTTCGCTTGACACGCAAACATAAAAAAGGTGCTCTAAGCCTACGTAATCGTGATTAAATTGAGTGGCGTATACTAGAGATTGTTTTATATTTTCCTTAAAAGATTCGCTGAATTCTGGGATATTCTTTTCCGACTCTTCTAGAATTGCTTCCTGTAGAATTGTCGACAATAGTCCTCCATCAATATTTAAATTTTCTAAAATATTGTTAATGACGAATTGCCTCGCTTCCAGGATCGCTATCAAGAGATGTACGGGTTCCGTAGAGGAATTATTTAATTCCATTGCAATCTTTTTTGCAGACGCTATGGCTTTTTGCGCGCGGGGCGTAAAATTAGGAGTAATGTTATTCATTCTTCTCATATAAATACACTATTTTAGGTCACTAAGCTTCATATAAATTTTTTCATCAACTATGGAGAGTTCGTTTGCAAATACAATATCTTCTCCTTTTGATCCATAAACCATAACTATGCTATTTTTTTGTGGAACTTTTCCTCCCCTGTCTAAATATTTTTTGCAACTCGGGTTTCTTCTGTTGTCTGCCAGCATTGCGCTATATCTTCCAACTTCGTCGCTTAAAAATAACCTTATGTACTGGTTGCCGTTTCTGCTTACTCTTTTCATGGAGTCTTCAACTACAGCTATAAACTTGCCGCGCTCTCCTACAGCCATATTGTAATAATCATTTGCGTCCATCAGGTCTCCGAAATCAAGAGAAAAGGTTTCCTTGAGCGAAACGCTGTAGCTGTAGCCCAATAATTGAGTTTCAAAGTACCAGTTTGCAAATTTTTCATATCTTTTATTTTTATCATAAATCTCTTTGTATGGCAAATATTTTTTCTTGAATGTATTAAATCTCGATTCCGACATCAAAGCTCTATTGTCGTCTCCTGGGAGATTTTCTTTTACCGCCGCTTCAATGCTCTTTAGTATGTCGTGGTCAAATTTTGGACCAAGCGCAATAAAGTTCCTCTTCTCTCTATCTGTCAAGAGATTAAATGCCTGCGCTTCTAGTACCAGCCTGGGTCTTCTTGATTTAAATTCTGACAACGCTCCAGCTTGAATTAGCGCAGAGAGAATTCCTATATTTAGCCCAGCTTGCTTTGCGGATAAAAATATATCATACTTTGTTGGCGTGTCACTTTCTCTGAAATCTCTAAGAGACTGTAGGGATTTCTCGCTTACGCCCTTGATTGAATTTAGTCCAAACCTGATGTCCGAATCTTCTTTTGAGAAATCCATTTTAGATTTAACTAGGTCTGGTGACTTCAGTAAGATATTGAAGTGCGGTAAGTCTTGGCAAACTTTTCGTATTTCTTCTTGTGGAGAAGGTTCGTATTTTGTCATTTTAAGCAAGCTTAAAAAGAAATCTTGAGGGTATTTAAATTTTAAATACGCAGTCCAAGCCGCAAGAGAGGCGTAAGCAATAGAGTGCGACTTATTGAACGAATAGTTTGCGCTGTCTTCCGCTACCTTCCATAATACATCTCCAATCTCTGGATCTAGATTATTTTGCTCTATCTTTTTTTCGATTTTTTCTTTCCACTCTGGCATCTTGTCCACCTTCTTTTTTCCAACAATTCTCCTGAGTTGCTCAGACTCGTCTAGCGAAAATCCTACCTTCACCGCCATTTTCATAAGTTGCTCTTGATATAAGGGAAGCCCCCCTGTATAAGAAAGTACATCGTCGTAGAATTCATGTACGCTTTGGAATTCTCCCGTTCTAACATATGATGCGTAATCGTCAAGAAAGTCTAATGCGCCTGGTCTGCCTATAGCGATAACTGCAGATAGCTCCTCTAGATTTTTTGGATTAATTTTTCTACAAACTTTGAAATTTGCGTCTGCTTCAATTTGAAATAGGCCATGTGGGGTTTTTAGGTTTGTTAGATTTTTATAGGTTTCTTCTTTATCTAAAAAATCCATGTTTGACATATCTAAGTCAAGTCTTTTGCAAACATCATGTATTACACTTAAGGTTCTCAATCCAAGAATATCAAACTTAACCATAAGTTCTGAGACCCAATTCATGTCATAGCCTGTGACTAGCGCCCCTTCATTTGTCAGCTGCACTGGGCATATGTCTGTCAGCTTGTCGTGGGAAATTGCAATTCCAGACGGATGAACTCCAGTATTTTTATTTAAGCCTTCTAGTTTTCTAGCTATACTAAAAACTTTTTTATTTTTCACCGCCCACTCAGCAAATACTTCGCTTTCCACTATTGCGGTTTTAAGTGGCGCAACTTTACCGAAGTGCTTTGGGATAAGGTCACTTACCCTGTTGACTTCTTGCTCTGAGTATTCTCCAACTATCTTTCCACATTCTTTAACGCATAACTTTCCGCTAAGAGTGTTTAGAGTCAATATTTTACAAGTTCGGCCTGGATGTTTGCGCTCAATGTAATCTATAACTTCTTTTCTCCTTTCATAAGAGATGTCATTGTCTACATCTGCCAGTAGAGATCCGTCTAGATAGGTGACACCGTCTTTCTCAGTCTTCTTTGCCCTACTCTTTGAAACAAACCTTTCAAAAAATAGATCGTGCTTTACTGGGTCTATGTTTGTAACTCCAATAAGATACAGCACCAAACTCCCTGCTGCCGATCCTCGACCTGGACCAGTCGGGATATCGTTTTCGTGACAATAATTTAAAATGTCCCAATTTAGGAGAATGTAGTCTGTAAATCCAAGGTCTTCTAGTATTGAAAGCTCAGTTTTTGCCCTTTGAAAATACTCGTCTTTATTAGATAGTTCGTCTATTTTCCTTTCTTTAATTCCTTTGTGGCATAGCTTTCTCAAGAAATTAAAATTAGAGGTACCTTTGTCTATATTTAATTCTTTATAATATTTGTCTTCAATATTTGTTTTCGGCAACCTTACTCCTGGCGGCGCGCAATCTTCATATTTAACAAACTTGTCTGTAAAAGAATCCATATTTACAATATGGTTAATTAAGCTCTATAATCAAGCTTTTTTGTCTAGAATAACTGTAGATGGTAGAGCCTTTATATCTTCATAGGTTACATAAGTTAGCAGGTCTTCCTTCGGCGAGCCATCTTGATTTCGATACTTAAACCTCCTAGTGTAAAGCTTGTACTCCGCATCTCCAGAATATTCTACATATTCCTCTCCTTTTTTAAGGCCGCTCCATCCTACTTTTTTAAGCTTCTCGAAAAGCATGCTTACTGGACTGTTTTTAATTAGCCATTCTAAAACTTCTTGTCTATCTGCAACGATTTGTTGTCCAGAATTTGTCACAAACAGTATTAAATCGGCTTTTTTGGGCCTTAACCATCCAGGTCCACCATGTACGTTCTGTAGTTCGAGTGCAGTCCATGTGTCGCTTACTTGAGTGGTTGCCCTCGTTTGGCCTTTGGGGATTTTTTTCTTAGCGCTTTTTGCGTCAACAGAGACAACTTCTCCATATTTTTTAAAAAATGAAACTAATGCCCCGCTAGAATTTGTAGAATCCTGAATTAAAATATCTCTTCCTTGCTTATCTTCTTTTGTTGTTGTGTCTCGGGGTATAACGTACCCGTGCTGTTTTAATCTTTCTTCCGCTGCTATATGGGCTGCCTTGCCCGCTTGCGCAGCTTTTCCGCTCCTATCGTTCTTTTTTTCTTGAAAATGTTTTTTGCTCATATTATATTTCTATGTTCCATATTAGTTTTTGAAATACTTCATAGTTTTTTTGAATGTCGTACAAAGCATCGTGAAGTTTTTTGGGGTCAAAGTTTATGTCATAATCTTTACAGCACTGCGCTAAAGAAGTTTTCAATCCTTTTTTTCTAAACTTAGTTAGCTTGTACTGCCAAGAAAGTAAATCATGATTCTTGTCGTAGTTTATGTTTGCTTTTATTGCCTTGGCCAAGCAATTTGTATCTATGAAATTTTTTAGATACGAATAGTCCCTTTTCTTTCCTAAGAGCTCTCTATAAATACCGTGAATGTAAACATCAAAGCCGAGTCCGTTATGTGCTACTTTAATGTAAGAGTCGTCATATAAATATTTTTCAAAATGCTTTAGTGGCTCAGATGGGTCCACTGCTCTTGACTCGTATTTTCTTTTTGTCCAGCCCGTTATTTTTGCAGCCTCTGGTGACATTTTTAAATTGTCCCATTTTAGCCAATAGTCTAGCTTTTCTGTGACTCTCCCTTTTTCTGCCACAATAAAACTCAACTGCCAAGGTTTGTTATCTAGCGATGCTAGGTTTAAATTGCAAGTCTCGAAATCGAAGACCATATAATTTTGGCCTTTATTAAATCTAAGCAAGCTCATTTTCTTTGTTTTCTAAATAACTTTCAAAGCAAAACTCTCTGCTTGCTAGGTGGTCTAGGTTCGGCCTAGATAGTGTGCTTTGCCTGCCAAAGTTTCTTGAGCAAATGCACTTGTATGTTTGAAATGCTTCAAAATCGCTTCTTTTGTTATAGTAAATTGTTTTCGCTAATTTTGCTTTGTGATTAAATGCATCGCAATAAGACAAAACTTTTTCCTCTAGAAGGGAGTCAAACGGCAAATCATTTCTTTCGATAAAAAAGGAAGGGCTAAACTCGCTTAAGTGTGGAGTACAATTATTAAATCCCATTGTATTGTTAAATATAAAAGAATCATAAAACGGTACTACAAACTCTAGATCGTCATCGTTCCATATTTTTTTCAATGTTTCTTCGTCTATCCTTCCTTCTCCGTTTGCGAATGCGGAGGAGTAAATTCCGTAAAGTCTTTTGCACCCCATATCATTTTTTGCAAAAATAATTACTTTGTGTTCGCAGTTGTTGTCTTGTGACTCTTTTTTTAGTATAGACTTATCGTCACACATACTAACTCTTAATCCAAAAATAAGTTGAATTCCTAGATCTCTACTTCTCTTTAGGGCTTCAAGAAATCCAATCATTGTATCTTCCACAAGAATAACTTTATCTAGGTCTTCTGTTTGAGCAAGCGAGAAGATAGAATCTGGACCTTGATCGTCATTGCTATCAGAGAGAGTTAGTATTGACTTGCCTCCGATTGAATAGTGGCTTTTCCATAGTGGAATCATTACTACAATATTTACAATGTGAACTCATCGTCAAGTTCTTTTTTTTGCGTCCAGCGTGGGCAGCCTTCGTATCTGCGTTTTTCTATGGTTTGCTTGTCCGATTTTTTGAGAGAGTCTTTATCTTCCAGGAAACATGTTTTTGCTATCGTTCCGTCTTCATTTAGTAGAGCGTAGTAATCAAAAGGCTTTCTGAAAGCGCATATATAAGCTTTTATTGGGTTTCCGTCTTTATCTAAGACTTCGCTACCTCTACTCATTTTGTATCCATCTTTACCGCAAACAAGCGGGCCGCCAAAAGTGCCATCCGACGGGTAGCCTTGATCCCCCGCAAAGTTGGAGGTCGCCTCGTCCATTCCGAAAGATTCTAGGTATTTTTGGATTTCAGTTAATTGAAATTCAAAACCTTCTAGCTCTTCCTCTGAGAGCTGGGCCATTTCTACTATACCTTTTGTTGGTTTTCCTAGGAGGTCTCTACCTACTTCAAATTTCAAAAAAAGAAATTCACTTTTTCTTTTTAAGTATTCTGGGTATAAATGCTTGACCGCAAGACAGTACATTAGGTCTTGCATATTGTCTGTTATTTCTGCACCCTTAAATACTTGCTTACTTGTCTTGAAATCTCTGATAATTGCCTGTTTTTTCTTTTTGTATAAAAACAGTTTGTCTATGAACCCCAGTATATTATACCTCTTTCCGTCTTCATCTATTTTTAAGTCAAATCTTTCCTCTGAAATGGCTTTTGTGGGTACGCCATTGTCTGTTCCAAAAAAATCATACAACAGGCCATTAAGCGTCATGTCTTTAATTAATCCAATATTCTCTTCGTCGTTTACATTTAGCTTTCTCGCATGATACCTAACTAATCTTTCTATCGACTCAACAGAAAATATATCCGCAGTTTTTATAATTTTATTGTAAGTTTTTTTGTGCCTTGGGTTTCCTAAGCATTCAAATATTAAGTGGCATATCCAGCCCCTACTCGCTCCATCATTCGATGTGTCTGGAAGCTTTAATATATATTTGCAATAATATAACCAAGAACATTTTTTTGCCGTACTAATACGGCTTGCCGATAATTTTACTTCTTTATTCATCTAATGGTAGGATTTTTAATTTAGAAAAAAGATTTTTACTAAGCTTTTTATTGTCGTAGAGCTTTTGCGCTGTCTTTTTTATGTTGACTCTTAATTGTTGTTGGTTGGTTGTTGATTTTTTGACTTCCCAATTCGCAAAGTCTTCTGTTGACATATCTCCAAAATCTTTTTTTGTAGGAAGGCATATCTCTAACTTGTTATGGTCAAAGAATCCTAAAAGTTTACAATAATTTTTTATAGATGCAATTAGCCCTCTGTTTTCTTCGCTTGTCTTGTCGTTATTAAATGAAATTATAATCTTGGATGGGTTTAGTTCGGTTATTGCACAAATCAATTTTTGAGAAATTGTTAAACCGAAGCTAACCAGGCAATTTTTGAATCCATTTTCGAATAGATTTATGCAGTCTCCTACGCTTTCTACTATAATAATTTCTCTGGTTTTCACAATGCTTTCGTAGCACTCGCTAAAATCCAAATTGTTTTTCAAGTAAAGGGGGAATACCCAGTTGCTGGTTTTTCCCATATGCTTCCACTTTGGCCTGGAGTCGTTTGATTTTATTGATACGTCTCTGCCAGAAAGACCGTGAACTTCTTGATGCTCGTTGAAAATAGGAAATACATGCCTTTGATACATTGCTCCGCCAGTGCAAAGTCCAGAATGGAAGTGTTTTAATGTTCTTTCTGAGATGCCTTTTTCTGTATAGAAATCATAATGAGGCATCAGGTTTTTATATATAGAATCGTCAAATCTTTTTTCTGTTTCTAGTTTTCGCACAGAAATACTCTCTTCGGAAGAGTCTTTAATTTCCCCAAGAATTTTATCTAAATTTTTTCCATCTGTGCCTGATGTCTTGTTTACTAATGCTTGGAGCGGTAAATACTCTGTACCTTCTACATAATCTTTCCAGACTCCAGTGTCTTTATAAATTTGTATTGCAGTATTGTTGTCTCCCTCTCTGAATAGCGCATTAGTCTGCCAGTATGCGCCTCTATCCGCAAGCCTATATCCTAATTCACTTAAGATTTCTTTTACCTTGTCTTCGTTACTCATCTGAGGGAAAAATTGACTCTTGCCTTTCTCCAAGATTTGCGAATCCATCTTCTACTGGGTTCTCTGCGTTGGCGATATAATCTTCCATATCCTGCAAGTCTCCTTTTTCTTGGACTACAAAATTATCTAACTCTAGATTAATATAGTTCTGTTGTTTTGACCCAGTTTCGCTACGCTCTACAAGATTTAATGCTCTGGCCACATTAGGCCCTAGGTGTCTATGTTTTAGACATATAAGTTTATGTGATCCAAAGTTAGACGGTTCTCCCATTGTTTCGTCATTGGTTTTTCTGCGCAGAAGAAATAAGTGTGAGCAAAACTGGGTTATTTGATCTGATAGCGAAACTATACTTTCGTCATCTATGACATTCTCTGCTCTTCTATTTGTAGTTATTCCTGTTCTATTGCTTTGTACGCTTGTGAACATTGAAATTAATGGGCCATCCGAGTCTATAATTTCAGATTGTATCAATGTTTTGAACTTTGTGACCATATCTCCAACTCTTTCCCAGTGGGAGTCGTTTCCTTTATTTTTTTCCGAAGTTGTTTTTATGTAATCGAAATTAAAAATTAATGGATTGCCTCTTCCGACTTTTGCATAATAAAATCTTCTGACTGCATTGACCATCTCGTCCACGCTAAGTCCTCCTACATTATAATAGTAGTAGTTTAATTTATTAGTCTTCAATGCTTTCCATAGGTTATCTATTGATTGCCTCATCTGTTGTCCCTTTACGCCTTCTACGTGCATATACTTACCTGTCTCCAAGTAGTACAAGGGTACTCCAGTTAGCGCCGAGCATTGTCTTAGCATGAGTTCTTCTTTGCTCATTTCTCCATTATCAAAATGGAGAACTGGCACATCGTATTCTTTGGATACTTTGGTGCAAAAATCCATGCAGAACTGTGTTTTTCCGACGCCCGTTCTTGCTACTACAACCGTAATATTTCCTGGTTTTAGTAAAGAGCCGTATAGTTCATTTACCATGGGCATATGCGGAGCAAGGAATCCTGACTCACTGAACTTTTCTGAGTTTTCTCCCCTGATGTCTATGAATTCTTGCATTTCTTCATAAATATCTTCTGGGTGCTTTGCTCCTGCTTCGTAGAAATTTAATTGGTCGTTGTAAATTTTGTCTGCTTGGCTTATGATGTCTTTATACGACATGTCTGGCGGCATTGTCTTCATTTTTTTTGCCACATTGTTGCAGGCAAAATATATTTCCCTTCTTATCGTGAACTTTTTAAGTTCTTTCGCTGCCGTCACGACTCCTTCTTTCGAAATCTTTTTTAGGCCTAGGTGTTTGATATATTGAACTATGTCAACATTATCCTCGAAAGATATATTAAGTGATTTTATGCGCTCCGCCAAAAGGGTTTCATCTAAGACTTCTCCTGCATTAAGAGATTTTGATAAAATGCTGTATATCGTGGAATTAACTGAAGAGTTAATTTTGCAGAAGTCTTTTTCTCCTATGAATGGCGCTATTTCTGCATAAGTGTCTGGGTATTTTATTAATCCTGCAAGTAAATGTTGTTCTAGCTCGTAACTGTATATCATATACAGAATGTAAGCGAGTAAGGCTTTTAGTCAAGTCTTTCTTCTCCTTCGTCTTCGTCTCTAAAATTTAGAATGCCTTCTGCGTTCTCCACATCAATTAAATATTTTTCCATGGATTTCCTAAGCCCCATTTCTATAATTTGAGAATCTGTTCTTGAGTAAACCATGGGTCTGCCATTTTGATCAGTATAGACTAGTACAAAACCTTTGTTTGCGCTAGATGACCCAGTAAATTCGTAGAGCTGCTCAAGAAAGCTCTCTGGTAAAGTGAACTCTGGTAAAGCTTCTGGGTCTAAGTTGCCTTCGTTATCTAACATTATTTTGCGTAACTTTGATTAAAAAGGGGAGCTTGTTGAATTCCTTGGGGAAGCTTTGGTTTTTTTTGTTTTTATCTCCCTCCTCTTTTTCTTTTGATACATTTTCAACTGGCAGGTTTTTAATTTCCTCTAGGGTTGGTGTTTTAATATTTGGGTCAAGCGCCCACATTATACTATGTTCTTCTGCCCACCTTTTCATCCTTCTTACTGGAACCATTAAGTTAAATCCTTCTCCAGCTCCCCTAACTATCATTCCAACATATCTGCCATCTTGTAAATAAACTCCTCCTCCTGAACTTCCTGGGAAAGCTGTAACTGTAGTTTGGTCGTACTCTACTTTATCTCTTATTCTTCCTACTTGAGATATGATTCCACTCGTCATGCTGTTTGATCCGAACTGGCCCAAGAGCGAGCCGACGTGAAATAATGGTGTTCCGATGGGGATAATTGGCTCTTTTTTATCTAAGTAAAATTTAGCGCTTGCCTTTCCATAATCTTTTGCCCTAACCATTAATAAGGCTAAATCTTCTCCGTCGTCCGCATCGCTATATTTAACTACTGTTGCGTCCATTTTAATTTCTCCAACCCTGCGGCCATCCTCTACTAACTCTTTAATGATTTGAACATCTCCGAATTCAACAATTTTTTTGGGGGAACCATCTTCTATAACCGTTCTAATGTCCCTTAAATTGTCTACAACATGCCCGCAAGTCCATACAAAAGTTACTTTTTCCCCATCGATCTCTCTAGTAATGAGAACGCCTGAACCTTCGGATCTGCTATAGGAGCTCTCTGATTTAATTGTTACTGAAATGTCTTGCAAGTAATCTGAAACCTCCCTCCTTTCCTTAGGGGAAATTGAAAATAAATTTAAACAAAACAGAGGTAAGGCTAAGGCGATAATTAATTTTTTCATAATTTATTATAGTAATATATCAAACTTTTTAAATAATGATTTATTGATCTTGTCTTCTGGATAAATTTCTACAAGTTTTATATCATTTAATACACAAAATTCTCGCTTTTGAGCGTCTCTTCTTTTTTGGTCTATAAAGTTGGCCTTTGTTCCATGAAAAAATTTAACAAACTTTGTGTGTTGCGCTCCCTGTACTTCTACCGCTATTTTTTCATTAGCGTTATAAAAGTCAAGGGACAGTTTTGTTCCAGCTACTGGAAGCTCTTCAAATACAACATGTCTTGACCAGTATTTTTTGAGAAAATGTTTTGCCCTAAACTGAAAGTCGCTTTTGCTTTTTTCGTCCCAGTCTATTAAATACTTTCTTATGTTCTGTATTCTTCTTTGCGAGCCAGTTAGCGTTTTAAATTTCATTTAAAATTTTTTTCCATTGATATTCTGTCGAGAGTTTTGTGTGTAAATTATTTAATTTCGGTGACAGCTCTTTCCACCAAAGATCTAAATTTTGCGGGTTTATTTCTGAAAAATTATCTATAACAACTACGGGCAGATCTTCGTAGGCCTCTTGCCATACACCGAGTTTTTGTATAATTGGAATTGTTTTTAGAGCTAGTGCCTCAAATGTTTTGAAAGAATCGTAGGTTGTTCCTAGTGGAGATAGAAAAAATCTATGAGACTTTACTACTTCCCAGTATCCAGTATGACTTAAGCCCCCAAAGAAGTAGCAAAAATCTTTATTTTTCTCCATGTAGCTTTGGGCATTACTCCTATCCCTTCTTGTTCCAAATACTGTTTTGCCCCAAGGGCTCCAACCTCCACAAACTGTATCCTTTTTTTTCTCTATATTTATGTCTTTTATTAAATATTTTAAATCCTCATGGTAGTTTATTAAGGGCGCTGGGTGTATTCCGATTGGAACGGCGCATATTCTGTCGGAATCTATATCTTTTTCTTCTGAAAAAATTTTAATTATTTTTTTTTCTTGTAAAAGTTGCTTTCTCGCTTCCCTCCTTAAAACCCTTTTTATGCTTTTGTCTGCGTTGCCAAGGCATAATACGAATTCAGATTCTATAGTTGGCAAAATGTTCTTCATAAAATATTTTAAATGATTCATTTTTACGAAGACGGTTTGTGGTGGAGAGCGCTGTTCTGTTTTAATTTTGCTCATTGTTTTCATGCCTCTCTTCCAGTCGAGATGCGTGTCTATTACCCAGTCAAATTTAGCCAACCAAGGGCTTGTGGAATTTTCGTTTTTACTTATTCTGTGTCTTCCCGAGGCATGCCTCGTGTTATGAAAAAGCTTTAACTTTGGATTTATTTCTAGGGACACAGTGTTATATTATAACACGATTTGTATCAAATTCTAGTTCATAGTTGTCCCAATACTTATGGTCGTATTTACTGTATTTTATATCATTAAATAAAACCAAGCCTTCGTCGTCAAACTCGTAACCTACTGCTAGTCCGTCAGGGACTCTACCTGTTCCGTTTTTATACTCAAAACATTCGTCGTAGTGGTGTTCTGAGTATACTATTTGTAATGAATTTAATTTAAAATTTTTCATGTTTCCAATTGAATCTAAGGCAGTTCCAGTCTGCTCTTGGTAAGTTTTTTATTTTTTGATGGTATTTTGTTCTATTGTCTGATTTTCTATTTAACTTGCAGTCTGCGCTAAATTCTTCGCAGTATATTTCTGGGGTAACTTCTTTCATTCCGATCTTGCTTAGCTGTTTTCTGAATAATGGGTCGTTGTGTCCATAGCTCCATGCCATATCTTCATCGTAGCCGCTTGCCGCCCACCAGCTTTTTATTGACAGAAGCATTGTTCCGCAAGTCTTTCTTTTGCATTTTCTTTTTAGCCTGTCATCTTTTGAAAATCTTTTAAATGAAAAGTACCAGTTTTTTCCTTCTACGGCGATCAGTGATTGCATTTTTAATACAGCTTCTCTATCAAAAACTTGATCCATATCACAGATTAAGATATACTCCGTGTCGCACACTGTTGCGCTTAAATTTCTTGCTCCAGGAATATTCCATGGAATATCGTCTTCTATTCTATATAAGCTAGAATCTAAGTCGGGAAAAACAGTATCTTTTAAAAGGGATTTTGCTGGAATTTTAGATCCGTCATCTATAACTTGAAACTTTACTAAATCATCATACTCCTTCCAGGCTTCAAGGTGTCTACCTATATGATCTTGATCGTTATAATATAATAACGATATTGTCATTTTTTTACTCATTACTTATATAGTCCGTGTCTATGCCTAATGCAAGTCTTGAGATTGCTTCTTCTTCTGTTGTTATAATCTGGTAAAAGGGTCGCTATTCTTAGGTCGGATTCCCATAGCGCCCTTCTCAGGTAGGGCTGGTCTCTATGTCCGTATCTAGTTTGGATGTTTCTTGCGTGATAGTCGTCATTCCATCTTTGCATCAACGCTTGTACTTCTGGGCTTTTTTTAAAAAAAATGACTCCCCCGTTAAACTCTGGAAAAGAGTTGGGTATGTGTTCTATTTGCGTGCAAACTCTTTTTAAGGGGGCATGAGTTAGTGCTACGTCAAACCTGTCTAGCAATTTAAATGCTTCTTTTAGTATTGGTTTTTTTAATTCTGTATCATTGTCTAGATAGAGCGTTTTTTCATAAGGAGAATTTAATATTGCGTCTAGTTTATTTCTTCTGTTTGGATTTGTTAGGGTTGTAACTTTGTGAAATAGACTTGTATCCTGTATCTTTTTTTTGTTTTCGTTATCTATGAACAGAGAAATATTTAAATCTGGATGGAATTTTTTAATGCTTTTTGCCGAAAACTCACACTCTAATAGGTTCCTGTGCGAACCAGATACGCCGTATATCACCCCGTGTTCTTGCAATTCATTGTCTTTAACCTCTGCAATAACATTTTCAGGTTTTTTCCTTCTTGTTTTTCTTCCCATGGTTTTTTACATTTTCCATAATCCTAATAATTTTTCTGGAACATGGTTATTTGAGTCATTTAAGTAAAGCATTGGCTTAGTCCAAGAAAACGGTTCTACCTCTAAGTTATGTCTGCTTAAGTTTGCCGAAGTTTTAAAGGAAAAATTGTTTGATTTGTTGTGTGGGTATGTGGATGCCAGCACGTATTTTATTTTGCTTTTTTGTATGTTTTTAAGGCATTTTGCAGCATCATGTACCGACATATGCATTAGGCAATCTCTTACCAAAATAATGTCTGCTTCTGGCAGCTCGTCTTTCGACAAATCAATTTGAAGGAAGCTGGTCTTCTCATCGTCGTGTAAGGCTATATTTTTTTCAATCAATTCTTTTACTATATCTCCTCCTATATAATGCACATCTCGCCAATCAATTTTTTGTGCCCAATTATAATCTCCACAAGGAACATCTAAAAAAGTTTTTATCTCCAGACCTTTAAGTAGGAGCGGTAATCCTGAGCGAAGGTTTTTTGTCCAACCTATTGTAGAGCCCGCTCCGCTCACACTCTCCGCGCATTTCCATTTATTTTGTTTAAATATGTCTGTAAAAATTTCGTTCATATAATTATTAAGTTTGGTGTGTTGTTTATTTTTTCGTCTAAGCTAGAATAAATTTCAACAAATTTTTCTTTTTGCGCTTCTGTTAGTGTGTCAAACGAAGAATTTCTTTGTTTGAGCGGAGGAAACTTATTTATTTCTAGTCTGGAGATTTCTAGAAAATCAAAAATTTGATCCAGATAGTGCCATAGATACGGAAACTTAATAATTAATCTCTTGTAACCCCTTTCGTTTTTGTGATTTGTCCAATTCTCAAACTGATCATAAAAACAGAAGGAATCTTCTCCGTGTTCTAGAAAGGCTTCTAAATTATTTTCGTGCGCAGGCCTGTATCCGCTTATAGCTTTTGCATGTCCTGCCGCTATTCTTCTTCTAAATAAGCTTGGGATAATATTGTATGGAGTGTCTGTTATAAACACAGCGTTTTTTATTGTGTTTTGATTAGGTAAATAAGGATCTACTTGTCTTGGTGGATCTATTCTGTGCTTTAGTCCTTTTGGATTTGCTCCAGGGCCTTTTTGAGGTAGGCCTTCTGAGTTAAGGTAACAGTTTACTTTTATTCTTCTGGCGAACCAATGTATGAAGCTCGTTGAGCCCGTTCCTCCCATCGAGGAAATGATGCTCATATTTTGGTTCATTTTATAATGATGTCGTTACATCTCTTTTCTTTTGTTGTACAAAGCCAGTGCGGATGATTACCTTCTTCAAAATCGAATTCCGTTTCTTGTTTGTATGTTTCTTTTGAGGCATACAAAACTTTTTTGTGCAAGCGTGGTGCGAAAATTTTTGCTGGAACCTCTCTTTGTTGGGAGAGAAAAGATGCCCACCAACTAAACGAAGAGTTTGCCCTGAAGATTGTTCTTGCAAAATATAATTTCAAGAAGTCTTCAAACCAGTCAAAAATTTCTTTTGGGTCGTAGTTCGCTCCCTCTGGATACCTCCATCCGAAATTCTTTGATGGTTTTTTTACTTTCCATTTTCCTGTCCAGTCATCGCTAGTCCATAATACTTGCTTATTGTCGTAGCCGAACTTTTTAAAGGCTTTTTCGTAAGATTCTTTGCTTACTACTGAATACCCTCCGTTTTGTTTATAATTTACGTTAGAGATGTCGTCCCTTCTGAGATGCGCAATATCATACGTTCCTTGTTTGTCTTCGAGCCTTTTGTATAA